TCTCCAATTTTACAAAAAATGGAAAATGAAACATTACAAACAACTAAGACTGTTGAATTTGATGGTATTGTTGAGAAAGTAAAAGTATCAAACTTAACTCAAAAAGGTTCGGTAACATTGAGTGGAGATTATCCACAAAATACATTAACCATTCCTAAATATGATATATCCAGCGTAATTTCAGTCAATGATTCTGGTGTTGATATTAACTTCATATTGGCACTGCAAGAAGATGAAACGGATACTAATCCAAAATTATACACATCCTCAAAGTTTTACAATACGCTTGTTGGAATCTACAATGTTAATCCAATATATGTTAACTATGTAGTTGATGCAGAACATATTGTATTGGTTAACTTATCTCCATTAAAACAAAAAATAAGTGAACTTAGAGCAGATGAACTAAATTTAGATATAAATCTTACAGCCTCAAATGGTGAAAAGAAATATGTTCAAGTTCATAGAAATTTATTTGAAAAATCAAACTATCAAACAACAAATGAAGGTGGATTAAAAGCAGAACCAACTTACGATTATATAGAGTTGGTAAAATATATATCTTGGGTTGTTCGTAAACCAAATACAAATTATAACGAAAGAATACTACAAGCAAATTTATTAGGTCAATACGGAAGTATCGAAGTAACAACCCCATCACCAACTCAACCATCTATAAATGTAACAACAACTCCACCATCTACTCAGTATCCTCCAATCGGAAGAAAGGGAGTTGAAGATGAGGAAGAAGTATTATTTAATGGTGAATTATATTGGTGGATTGAATCACTTCAGCAATGGAGATTGCAAGAAAGATAACTCAAACTAATTACTGATTTCATAATACTTATAATAGTAACATTAAAGATTGGATACTTTGAAAAAAAGACCTTTAGTAAATGTTGAATGGAGAAAATACATCTCAACTGAAAACCATACACTAAACGAATATCTAAAAGATTTCGGTGAGTATTATCTATGGGGAGTATTTGAACTTTTATCAACAGCCCAATCTAACAATCTTCCATCTATCATTCTTATTGAATTTGCAAAATCTGATGTGGTATCTGTAATATCAAAATCAGATTACACATTGGCGTTACATAGATTATTAAAATTGTGTGAACTTTTGGAACACTATGAAATATGTTCTGAGATTGNAAAATATCAAAAACAATTTGAACTTACAAAAGAGTNAACCAAAAAGAAAACGCAAAAACAATTAACTACTTAAATTTTATTTATGCCGGAGAACATCGAAAAGACACCACCAAAAGGAAAAATCAAATTTGATTTGAACTTATCCAATGAACAAAAAGATGCTAAATCAAATATTCTTTATCACCCATATAATTTTATAATGGGAAAAGCTGGAAGTGGTAAAACACTCTTAGCGGTTCAGGTGGCATTGGATATGTATTTTACAAGACAAGTAAACAAAATCGTTATAACAAGACCAACTGTTTCAAATGAAGATAATGGTTATCTACCTGGTTCACTTTCCGAAAAGATGGAACCTTGGTTAGTTCCGATTCGTTCTAATATGAGAAAGGTTTATAACAAACCCCATATTTTGGAAAAGATGGAAAAGGAAGAAAATATCGAATTGGTTTCCCTATCTCACTTCAGAGGTAGAACATTTGATAACGCCTGTGTTATTGTTGATGAGTTCCAAAACTTAACTAAACCACAATTAGGAATGGTATTGGGTAGATTGGGTAAGTTATCTACAATGATTCTTACTGGAGACCCACAACAAATTGATTTGAAGTTCAATAATGATTCTGCTATACATGATGTTCCAAAACTGAAAGGTTCTCAGCATGTTTATCAAACTGTATTGAAAGATAACCATAGACATGAAGCATTGAATGAAATACTAAAGTTGTTATACGAATACAACTAAAGATATCCTTGACGGCAGCTACCTTAGAGGTGTAAATCCCTATCTTTGATTAAGTTCATTGATGGGGATTTTTTTTGAAAATAATCCACAAAAGGCTTGTATATGTCAAAATTATTTTGTATGTTAGTACTGTAATTGAGAGATAGATATGAAAAACCTTAAAACTTACCAAGCCCTTACTAAGAAAGCCACCGCTCGATACGGAGAACGAACTCGAATGCCAAACCTCAACAAAGTTAGTAAACTACTAACCGAATTAGGTATTGAAAACTCTTGTTATGAATCAAGTTGTGAAAAGTGGAGTTCTGCTGCTGGATATAGATATTACACCTCTGGTGGTAGTAGAACCTATACTGGATTTTGGTTCAAAGTTCCTCAAATCAATATGAACATTGATTCAACTGATACTTACTACTCTTGGAATACAAAACATTACGCTGAAGAGTTGGTAAATTTAATTGATAACCATCAAAAATAATTCAAAAAAGACTTGCATAATTCAAAATTATTTTGTATGTTAGTACTGTAATTGAGAGTAAGAGTTAAAAGAATTAAAACCCTAAAAGATATGAAAACTAAATTTAATTTGTGGCTCGAAAAAGTTAACGAAGAGCGTAAAGAGTATTGGGAAAGTAAATTTGGTTACAAACCCTACGAACCTTTGAAAGTTGAAAAAGGTAGAAAGTATGTGAAGTTAATCGATGGAAGTTCAGTTTGGGCTTTCGTTTCTATGATTGATGGTTTTAACAAAGGAGTTCCAGTTAAGAAAGGTGATTTACTGAAACCCGCCGGTTGGCAATCTCCTGCTAAACATAGTAGAGGTAACATCTTTGATGGAACTGATGCTTGGGAATACTACGGACCAAAATACTTAATCTAATAAAATCTTAAAACATAAAAGATATGAAATTAAAAGAATATTATCAGAACGTCTACCCAGTGGATGAGTTGGGAGTTGAGATTAACAAAGAGGCAACCTTTGTAGGTTTGATGGATGAACTACACAAAGGTAATGATGTATATGAGTATATAGGGGTATATGATTCTATCGTCCGTGAGAGGTTGTTCGAACATCTTGCCGAAGAGTTGGGAACTCCTTACGATTATGTTTACAATCTTTGGCTAAATTAATTCACAAAAGGCTTGCATGATTCAAATATATTTTGTATATTTGATAGTAAATGATTGAGATGACTGATAAGAAAAAAATAGTTTATATTGATATGGATGGGGTCTTAGTTGACCTTAACTATGAGATAAACAAATGGTTGGAAAACCATCCGCACTTAAAAGAACGATACAAAAACAACCCCGACCACATTCCAGGTATCTTCCGAAATCCTCCTCCTATTGAGGGTGCTATCGAAGCAGTAAAAGTATTGGCTGAAAGTGGTGAGTATGAATTATTCATCGCCACCGCCGCTCCTTGGGGAAATCCCGAATCTCTAACCGATAAACGATATTGGATTGAGAACCACTTCGGAAATTTATTCCACAAACGATTGATTACTACTCACCGAAAAGATTTGTTGATGGGTGATTACCTAATCGATGACCGATTGAAGAATGGTGCTGGTGAGTTCTCTGGTAAACTTCTTCGATATGGTGTGGATTGGGAAAACGATAATAAACCAAACGAATATCCAACATGGGAAAGTATTTTGGAATACTTGCTTTAAGTTTACTGTTCTTCAGTTGTGAAGATACAATTGTAGAACCAATACCCGATAACTACATAATGGAGTTGGACGGTAGATTGGATACGACAAATGAAGGATTGTACAAATTAGAATTAAATTCATCTAATAATTCAATTCAAACAATTCACCGAATTACAGGTAAACTTCTCAACAATGGAGTAGAACCAAATCCACCTCAATTAGTAGAGTGGGAATCATCTCATAGTTGGACGGTAAATGATACAGCGTATGTTTTCATTCGTAGAACTATCAACTACTTAGGTGAGTGGGTAAATGTAGATACAACTTATGTAACCGGATTTGCTGGTTCAGTTGTTCCAACTATCAATGAGTTTTCATATAGTGGAACCGATGGAGAAATCAATACTGTTATTGCGCCTGTTGATTTTATGAAAGGTGATACAATGACAATCAAAGCACATTTTAGGGACTTGGAAAAAACAATTAAAGTAATTTTAGAATGAGACGAGTAAGATTACAAGCAACACCAATTACCGAAGAAACATTCAAAAGACAGAAGTGGAAAAGACACCTTTCCGAAGATTTTGATTTTGAAACCGATGATGAAGATGGTGATGAGAATTTAGGTGAAGATGATGACCAGCCATACTTCTTTACCTTACCACTACCAAAAGATAGAATTGATAAATACGCACCTATGTTGGTATCAAACTCATCAGATGAATTAGAAGCACTTAAAGGGATGGGATTAGCACCAGGTCAATATTTCATTGAATTATTGGACACCGATGGACTGGGTTATTGTACCACCGAAGAAGAATTAGAAATTTTGTATAGAGCTTTAACTGGAAAATACATAGAAGAATGATTAGAAACTACACCGAAGAACAACTTCAACAAAACTACGAGCGTTTTATTAACGCATTAAAAAAGGTATTCAAAGGAGAACGATTGGAGAAATTACTCCATATGTATTCCGAAAACGAATTGGGGGTAGAACTCACAATCGCACCCGCTAGTGGTAAACTAAACTTCCACTCTGCGTATGTGGGTGGGTACATTGACCACGTGATGAATGTGGCTACAAATGCTTACAAAATTAAAAAGATGTTTGTAGAGGGTGGTGGGCATGTGAACTTCACCGATGAAGAATTATTATTCGCAGCATTCCATCACGATTTAGGAAAGTTGGGAGATGGGGCTGAACCATACTACCTACCACAAACATCAGAGTGGCATCAGAAAAACAAATTGGAATACTTTACCCACAATCCAAAGTTACAATACTTTGATGTAACCGATAGAGCATTTTGGTTGTTGAACAAATATGGAATCACATACACTCAGAAAGAACAATTGGGTATTCATATGGCTGATGGGTTGTATAATGAAGCAACTAAAAAGTATTGGGTTTCTTACAACGAAGATTTCCAACTTAAAACGGATTTACCTTACATCCTACATTGGGCGGATTGTATGGCTAGTAGACAGGAAAACTCAGAATACCGAAAAGCAACTGGTATGTATGACAATGTTTCCGAAAATTTTTAGAACAACTGACAAATAGTCATAAACTTCTCTATGGTATAAAATTGGTAAATAAGAGTATAAATGTTTAACCTAAAAAAGAAATATTATGAATTACACATTTAACAATTTATTTAATGAATTACTAAACGAAGCACCAGTAGTTTTTAGAGATGTTTACCACAATCAAGGTAACTATTCTATCAACACAACTGAAGATGGTAGAAAGGAACTTATGGTGAGTGTAGTTGGGCATGACCCAAAGGATGTAAATGTAAATGTTACGGAGAATGAAATTCACATTCAAGCAATTGCTGAAAGAGTGAATGCGGTAATTAAGGATGTAAATCTTAAATTTACTGTAGGTAAGGAATACGATGGAACAACTGCGGATGCTTCTATCGAAAATGGAATTCTAACTATTTTGTTGGACAAAAAAGAACAAACAAAAGGTAAAAAAGTTAAAATTAAATTTTAATTGTAGGGTGTTAGTTTTGAGATGGGGAGATTGAAAAATCTCCCTTTTTCGTTTTTTAGATATTTATATATATAAAATAATAGTTATTATGAAGCCAGAATATAAAGAAAAAGCATTATCGTATATGGAGGGGGTTCAGAACAGAACCAAAGCTATTCAAGAAATGATGCAAGGAAAAAGACCTGCTAATCAAGAACAAGCCATCAGATTAACAATGGAAATCGAAAGGTTACTTGAACAAACAAAAAATATAGTGGAGTTATCATAAGGTGAAATTCAGAACTTTATTGTTGGGATTATCCGCTCTTTTCATAGCATCAGCAGCGGCTTTTTTTTCGGTAACTGGTCTCTCCAAGTTATTCGCTGGGGCAAGTACTGCCGTAATCCTAATGGCAAGTTCTTTAGAATTTGGAAAGTTAATTTCCGCTGGATTCCTTTACAATTATTGGGATAAGATAAATAAGTTCCTTCGTACATACCTACTCATAGGTGTGGGTGTACTTATCCTTATCACTTCAGCCGGTATCTATGGATTCCTAACTTCCGCATATCAAACAACTGCGGACCAATTAGGAGTAGTAGATAAGCAAGTTGAATTAGTGAATCTAAAAAAGAATAGATTCCAAGAACAATTGGATGGATATAACGAAGAAAAGCAACAATTAGCACAATCTATTTCTGAATTATCAAAAGGATTATCCAACAATGTAATTCAGTATAAAGATAAAGATGGAAATCTTATCACAACCACATCATCTGCTACTCGTAGAGCATTAGAAGCTCAATTAAATGATGCTAAAACTCAAAGAGAAAGTGTATCTAAAAAGATTGAGGTATTGAGTGATTCAATCACCTCATTGGATTTGAAAGCATTAGATATTCAACAAAGTTCTGAAGTAGCTGGGGAAGTTGGACCTCTAAAGTTTATTGCTGAAGCAACAGGTAAACCAATGAATAGTATTGTGAATTGGTTTGCTTTATTTATCGTATTTGTATTCGACCCATTAGCAGTAACCTTAGTAATCGCATTTAACACCGCATTAAAAGTTGACAAAGGTGAAACAGATAAAAAAAAAGTAATTGAAAAGAGAGAATTATATGGTGAAGAACCCGAAAATGAAGAGGGTTCTGATATCTACACCGAAGATGAGTTAAAAGATTGGGATACAACTCTTAATGATGGTTTAGATGATTTACCTTGGGATGAAGACCATGCATTGGATATGGTAATGAACGATATGGTATCGGATTTATCTGAAAAAGAAATTGAATCAATTATTGAAGAATCCAAATCAACCGAAGATGCCGAACTTGCTAACTTAAAAAGAGATACTAATCGTAGAGGTATCGATTTAGATGGTGATGGAACTATTGATGGATATGATAATAATGGGGATGGATTAATTGATGAACCAGTACCATCTTCATCTCGTAGAGCACAATATGTATTAAAGGAATTACCATTTTATGCTAGACCTAATTTTGATTGGGGAAATAGAAAGGCTTGGATAAATAACCAAAATGCGGTTAACTATTGGATTACTCATATTAAAAATGATAGAGATAATACCTATCCAACGGACTTCGATTCTAAAACTTATTAAATAATATTTGGTTATATCAAATTATTTTTGTATATTTGTGTATAAACAAATAGAAAAATGAATTTAGGATACGCTTGCATCAATATGACTCTTTCTGGGTCTAAGCCAAAGATTACCACAAATCGTTCTATGGTTAAACGGACATTCCAACAAAAAGGNTTGGAATATGCNGGTGAGTTNGGATTGCAGAACGCAAGAGATTTATTTCATATTTTGAAATGGAACAATGAAAACGGAATTAAATTGTTTCGTTTATCATCTGAGTTTTTCCCTTGGGCTAGTGAGTATAATTTTGAAGATTTACCACAATACCATCGTATCAAAACTTTATTAGCTGGTTGTGGTAATTACGCAAAACAAAATGGTATTCGTATTACATCTCACCCTGGTCCATTTTGTGTTTTGACATCTCCGAGAGAAAATGTAGTTCAAAATACAATTACTGATTTGGAGATACATGGTAAAGTATTTGATATGATGGGACTATCCCGTACTCCATACAATAAGATTAACATTCATTGTAATGGTGTGTATGGGGATAAGATTTCTGCTATGGATAGATTTTGTGAAAACTTCCAACGATTATCAGATTCGGTTAAATCTCGTTTGACTGTTGAAAACGATGATAAAGCAACAATGTATTCAGTAAAAGATTTAATGTATATACATGAAAAGATTAAAATACCTATTGTTTTTGATTACCACCATCATAAGTTTCAGACGGGGGGACTCACCGAAGAACAGGCCTTATCGTTGGCCGTAAGTACTTGGCCCGAAGGAATTACACCAGTAGTTCACTATTCGGAAAGTAAAGCATTGCACGAAGAAAACGAAAAACTAAAACCACAAGCTCACTCAGATTATATCAATGAGATACCTGAAACATATGGCATAGATGTTGATATTATGGTAGAGGCAAAAGCTAAAGAATTGGCTATTCTACCATTTATAATTAAACAAAGAACTTGTGCATATAGTGGATTAATGAATGTAGATAGTTACGCATTATGATTATAGATGTAGATATTACAACTCCGAAAAGAGTAGAAAAAAAATGGGGTTATGAACTTTGGATTCATAACGATTCAGAATATTGTGGTAAACTTTTAGTTTTCACAAAAGAAAGAAACCGATTCTCCATGCATTACCACATTCAGAAAAAAGAAAGTTGGTATGTGCAAGAAGGTAGATTCCAATTTAATTGGATTGATGTAGAGAACGGAAAACTAATGGGTAAAACATTAGAGAAGGGTGAAAGTGTTTTAATTGAAAGAGGATTACCTCATCAGTTAATTGCATTGGAAGATAACTCAATTGTATTTGAAGTATCAACCGAACACTTTGATGGAGATAGTTATAGAGTTTATAGAGAAACACCTGAGGACTTATTATGAGTTATACACACACTCATTTACCCGAAATAGAAGATTTGAAAACGAACATTGAAACAAATCCATCGGTTTTGCGTTATTATGCAAAGTATGACGGATTTGTTGGAAGTTCAGAATCAGTAGATTATTTGACACAAAAACTAAAAGAATATAATGAAAGTAAAACTAATAAATAAATCATCAGTAACATCCGATGAATTAAACCAATATAAAGAAGCAGTATCTAAATTACAGGGTATTGCATTTAACGCATCTGATGTTGGTATCGATAAGAGAATCATCACACTTCGATTTGGTGGAGAATACGATGAACTAACTTTGGTAAATCCGACAGTTACTGAACGCTCCGATGAAATGGTTGTTTATTTTGAAAGGGATTCTACAAAGAACAAAACGAGAAAAACAGTAAGACATCGTTGGTTCAAAGTAGATACCGATAATTTAGGCATTGTTGAGTTTTCATCAGATAAGGAAAGTTGGAAAAACGAAAATGAGTTTATGAATGATATTGGTTTATTCGAATGTGTATTGGCACAACGATTGATTGATTCCATTGATGGTATTGATGTAACTTCACCACTTCGTAGATACAATCCACAAGTTACTGCAAACAAAACACCTGGTAGAAATGAGAGAGTAATGTTGCAAGGACCAAATGGTGAAATGCAATTTGTGAAATATAAAAACGCACAACCTTTACTCAATCAAGGATATCAATTAGTATAATATGGCAATATTAAGTTATACATCCGAAGAATCTCAAATCAGAGAAGCAAGACAAATTAGTTTTGATGTACCTGATGATATGAATATCTTTGAATTAAAAATAATGTGTGTTCGTTTGGCTCATGCTATGGGATATGCACCAAACTCCGTAAAAAAAGCATTCGGAGAAACGGATTACGAAACCGAATCGGATAAGGATTTTAGTGAATTCTTACAATCAATAAATGTATTGACTGGTTCATTAGCAGGAGAATATTGATGACAGAATTAGATTACTTAGCAACTAAAGTTATTACATTAGAAGTAATATTAGAATCCTTAATTGAAGAACTTGAGAATTCAAAAACAATCGATGGTAAACGATTGGATAATATTATTTTTGATAAATTAAATAAATTAAGAGAAGAGATTGATATTGAGAAAGATGTTGATTATCCAAATTTTTTTATGGGACCAAAAGGTGAAGCATAAATTTGGATAATTGAAATATTTTTCGTATCTTTACATATCTTTTTATACAATATGGAAACAATATTATACATGGTAGTGGTATTACTTATAGCATCGAATATTTTCTTTGTGATTAAGGGAACCCAATTAGTAAAACAAATTGAAGAAATTCAAACAAGTTATAGTGATTTCTCAGAAGATACTATTTCCGCATTAGAAACAATGTTGGAGGAGATGAGACAAATTGATATTAGAGGTTCGTTTGAATCCGATGATGAAGTTGGTGTGGTTTTTAATGAATTAAAAGATATTATTGAAAAGTACAAAAATAATTTATAATAATGCCAAGACCAAGAAAAAATAAAATGTATTTCACTCAGGAAACTGAGGATGCAATAATCGCATATAATAAATCAAATTCTGATAGAGAACGCAATCAACTATATCGGGATAAAATTCAGTATCCATTTGACAAACTTGCTGAAAATGTATTAAATACATTTAAGTTTTCTTATTTTGATGTACCTAAAGAGGATATCCAAATGGAAGTGGTTTCTGTACTCATTCAAAAAATTCATATGTTCAAAGAAGGTAAGGGTAAAGCATTTTCTTACTTTTCTATCGTAGCAAAAAACTATCTTATTCTTAATAATAATTCAAATTATAAAAGATATAAGAAAACGGATTTGCTATCGCAGATGCCTGAAACTTGGAATCCAGAAAACGATTTCTATGATGTACAAATGGGTAATGAGTACAATGAGTTCAAAGATTTGATGTTGCAATATTGGGATAAAAATCTCACAAAAGTTTTTACAAAGAAAAGAGATATTCAAATAGCAGATGCTATCTTAGAATTATTCCGAAGAAGTCAATACATTGAAAACTTTAACAAAAAGCACCTTTATCTTCTAATCAGAGAAATGACTGATTGTAAAACGCATTACATCACAAAGGTTGTAAATATAATGAAAGAACATCAGATTCGAATGTTAAATGAATATTTAGATTATGGTTCGGTTTCTAATGATTCCATAGAAGATGAATTTTTTAGTTATTAAATGTAATTATTCTTATATTTATAACTGATAAACTTAAACAAAACAACTTACTTCACTTTAATTGTTTAAGTAAATAAGCAGTTCTTATTAAAATGTTACGGATACTACACTAATAGAGTATTCTTGTAATGAAAAAGATTTTTATGGGGTTGGCACTCTTAATGTCAACCTACACCTTCGCACAAAATGGAGCTGGTGAGATACTCACTGCTCCAACCTCAACAACTCCTTACATTTTGGTTGATACATTGTTCACATTGGACAATTATCCAGCAACTTATACTGATGTTTATGTTCACTTCGCTAACCCAACGGTAGATGATATTAAATCAGTTCAGTTCCGTTTGTTTTACGATAATGTGAAATTCTCATCAGCTGTAATGTATTGGGGACCAACCGCACAATTGGTAACGGATAAGTATGGTTCATACTTTAACAATTCGGATTATATAAATGTTGTAGCAACTTACACAGGTACATCATCTAACTTTAATTGGGCTGATGGTGCTATGTTTAAGTTAAGATTATATCACGCAACCGCATTTGATGGTGTAGTAGATTCAATCGCTATTAGTGGTACTTCATCTTACAACAACTTATCTACAACTGGTAATGGTGTTGACCAGTCATTGGGTATGTTTAACTATGGTGGTAACTTCCAAATGACACCATTAACTTTCCCAATCAAAGTTAGAAACGCTGATGCTTCTCCTGCTCAAGGTGTTTACTTCACCGCAAGTAAAAGATTGAAAACAAATACACAAGGAGTTTGGACAACCATCATATCTGATTCTACCAACTCAAATGGTATTATGAATGTGGTTCACCCAATTGATACCAACTTCTGGCATTTAAGATTAGTAGCACAAACGGACACAATGACCGATGGTGGTGCTTTAACAATTACCGATGCATACAAATTAGCAAACCACTCTTCACAACAAGATACTCTAAGTGGTATTGAGTGGTACGAAGGTGATATCAACGAAGATGGAAATGGTTCTATTTCAGATGCATTCGCAATGTTCAATAGATTGGCATTGGGTTCCACAAATTGGAACACTTTATTTAGTGGTGTAAACAATGTATCGGTTTTATGGGAGAACGAATGGACTACCGCTCAATCAGCAGTAGCGGCTCCAAACTGGACAAACCAACCAAGACGATACGCTATTGATACAATCGTAAACTCATTAGATTCATTAGAACCTTACATCTATGTAGTGGGTGATGCTACTACAACTGGATACAACAACCCAGCAACTATATTGGCTAAAATGGTTGACCCATCATTGGGAACTCAATACATCTTAGACCCAGCGGTTTACCTTTCCAACAAACCTGATACTGTTCAGTTCTATCTTCCAAAGTTGGTAGTAACGCAAGACTACAAAATGGAAGTACCTGTAACTCTTTACACATTTGGTAATAAGTTAGGAGCAGCTCAAATGGGTATTGAATATGATACAAACATTTTTAGATTCAATTCTATCCAAATGGGAGATGCTGCTTCAAAATGGACATCACTTCTTTCGGTAAAAGAGAATAGTGTATTTTGGGCAGGACACGAAGATAAGATGAATCCAGCGGTTATTGAAGATATGACAACTCAATTCACATTCGTATTTGATGTTGTTAATCCATTAGGTTGGACTACCTCACCATTGAGAATCTTCAACAAAGCAGCTGGTGATGAAAACGCATATGATGTTAGTGTTAAACCTTCACCAAACGATGGTTCAGTTGTAAACAAAATGTCAATTGACCCTGAGTTATTGGAGTTGGTTGAATCATTCAAATTGTTCCCTAACCCTGTTAGTGATATGACTGGTAACTGGTTAATGATTGAACACATCAACGATTATAAGAATTCTACAATCAATGGTGGAATATACGATATAAACGGAAGATTGATTAAATCATTCTCTGATAAGATATACGATAGAGGATACCAATATCACGGCATTAATTTGAGTGATTTACCAAAGGGATTCTATATTGTTAAATTGGTTACTGTTGATAGAGAGAAACTCTTCAAAATTATTAAATACTAATTCATTATGAACGAAGAAATCAAAGAGGGTATGTCAAGCCTCAAAAAAGGTATCATCGGAGTTGCGGGAACAATGGCAGCTGCGATAGGAACTTATGTAACCACTCAATTCAATACTTTAATGGGTATTGAAGAGGAATCTGCTGGAGCAGCAACTGAAGTTGTAATTGATGCAAATCAACAACAATCTCAATCGAATAATCAGCAAGTAATTATCAATATTCCAGAACAAAAAGCAGCACCTACACAAACTATTGTGAGAGAAACTGTAAGGGAAGTTCCAGCAGCACAACCTGCACCTGTTCAAGTTGTTGAGGAGAAGCCAGAAACCAATGCGGAAAGAATGGCTAGATTGAAGAAAGCAAGAGAAGAAAGAAACGGAGGTAACTAAGATGAGAACACGAAAAGACGAAATTTTAGAATACATATTTGCTCCACTTGGATTGATATTAGTGGTAGTATCTTTACTTTTTGTTGGTGGAATGGCAACCTCATGTAAATCTTCTATTGGTGTTCAACAATACCAAGCTGATTTTGAGAAAGCAGAACCATTAAACTCAATGCCAATTTATACTGGTGAAAGACAAGTAGTTCAACTCTCTAAACTTAATGTAAACAAAGAACTTTGGGAAATGTTCCCAGAACTTAGAGATAAAAGAGTTGGTTTGGGTGTTTCCAATCGTATCATTGAAAACTTTGAAATGACTGGTAGATTCTCTTACGCTGAAGAGAAAGATGCTATTGTTGGACAAATGTTAGATGCTTGGGAAACTGAATTAGAAGGAATGTCCAATGGTAAAACTCAATTATCAATGGAAGGTATCGCAGTTCCTAAATACATCGTATATGCGGAGATTTATGATTTCGCTGTATCATATGGTGAGAACTATAACAAAGGTAAAGTAGAGAAAACCAACACAACCATTATGGGTATTCAAATCAGAATGGTTAATGTTGATAACTCACAATACATTGTTGCTTCTGGGCAGGGAACGGCTACTCAAGTTGGTGAAGGTTTCTTCAAAAACCCACAAATGGGATTTGATAACTCAACAGTAGGTATCGCTACCCAAAGAGCGTTGGAGGTTGCTACGGTAAACCTTGTGAAACGCATGGAAGCTTATGGATGGTAAATGGTGGATAACAATTCTACTTTCAGTATTGGGGTTTGTGGGGTATGGACAATCGTTCCAATATACTTACACAGACCCCTGTACTGGTTTACCTAACACCGTAACAATTTCACAACCATTAGGTTCAGTAACTCTTTTTTATGCTGGACAATGGAACACATTTACACAAGCCCAACTTCAAAGTGGTGGTTATGAAGCTTGGGTAAACTCAATCAACGCATCGTTTCCTCCGGGTTCAAACCCTTGTGCTGGAAATGGTGGACAAACCGCACAAACATCCAACTCATCAACCGCAACAAATACCGCAGCGAATGTATCTTCTATCGTAGGTATTGCAGCTGGGTTAGGTTCACAAGCATCTTCTATAACTATAACCCCACCATCTGGTGGTTCATCTTCATCTTCTAACGATAATGGCTCGAATTCTTCTGGTTCTTCTTCTGGTTCTTCTAATAGTGGGGGTTCAACTTCAACTGGCGGGTCCTCTTCTGGCTCTGGTGGTGGTTCTACTTCTGGTGGTGGTTCCTCTGGTTCTTCTGGAGGTTCAACGGGAGGTGGTGGAAGCGGAGGTTCAACGGGCGGAGGTGGAAGCTCTGGTGGCGGAAATGGTGGAGGAGGTTCAACGGGCGGAAGCGGCGGGTCTGGTGGAGGACAAAGCGGAGATAACTCCGGCGGTGGAATCGGCGGAGGTGGAGAAGCCGGTGGAGTAGATACTGGAACTAACACCGGTGGAACTGATAGTGGTGGTGGTACTGAAACTGGTGCTACTGGTGGAACTGATAACACAACTACCGCAAGTGGTGGTGATTCCGAAGGCGGAGAAGATTCCGGTGGAGGAGGTGGAGGTGGAAAACCTAAAAAATCCAAACAAGAAAAGATTGGTAGAGGAGCTTTAATCGGAGCAGGTGATTTTGTGATTATCAGAAATTCATCGGATTACAAAACCAAAGGAATGGATAACTTTAAGTTTAATATGTCTCTTACGCATGTTAACACCAAACAAACATTCATCAAAGGTATCAACTTTAATTATACCACCGGTGAAAATGTATTGAACTCAACTTTATATGGTTCGTATAAACATAAGGGATTTATGGGAGTGTTCTCTAACTCCACAATGACTAACTTCAAATCGGATATATTTAATACTACAACCATTCTTGCTTCCCAAAAACTTTGGATAGTAACTCCAATGTTGGGAACTAACTTCACTTTGGGTAAGATTGGTGAAAGTGATTTTCAGAATTGGAGTATTGTAGCTGGTGGTTTCACTAACTTCAATAACGATTGGTTTCTGAATGGAAATGTTATGTTGTTGGGAATATATTCTCCTTACATTTTTTACTATGAGGGACAGTGGTATAAGAGTGGATTACTCTTTGTTCCACTTGCTAATATTGATTTCAAAGTTACCAATACTTTCAAATGGAGTGTTTCATTTGGTGGGGCTTATCAATACAAAGCAGATATTCTCAACTTCCAACTTTCAACTGGAACAAAAATTATGTTATGAAACAGTTTATTTTAACTCTTATTTTTATACTCACAGTATCAATTGGGGGATATTCTCAAACTATAACCTTTGCAACTGTTGGTGTGCAGGATATGAGTGGTATTGATGTTGAGGTAGAACATTATGTGCCGGGTGGAACAACTGGTACAATTGGTTCACTAACATCAAACATTCCAGCCGATAGAGGACAGGGAACATCGGTTGTATTCTCAACCGCAAACTCGGACCAAGGTTCAGTTCTTATAACTTTTCCAAATGGTTACACTCCAACTATTGGAACAACCACATACTCAACTGCACTACTTCATGCTAATGCTTGGTTAGCATTTCCAACTACAACTTATAATAGCTACAATTCATCAGCAACGGCACCAAATGTACCAACACTACACTTTACTTCGGTAAATAATGGTAGTACCGATAACAATATGTCTCATGCATCAACCGAAGCTTATAACGATTCATATTGGGGTGATGTATTCCGAATCAGATATGAGGGTAGTTACAAATATAATATAAGTGGTATCAACACTAAGATTGATTTATACTTTCCAAAAAACAATCCAAATAAAATGATTGTGGTGTTACGAACATTCTTGGCAGATGGTTCAACACAAGAACAAATCGGATTATCAAATGGTTCTACTTGGTTAGCATCAAATATGATTACAAACGCAACTTATTCCAATGGTGTTGCTTTTGTGATTGATAACGCAACATCAAATTCGGTTTGGACAACACAAGGAACTCAAACCACCACATCAACTGGTTACTTATCATTCTCAAATCCAAATAACTATCAGTATAGAGTAACGGTAGATGTAAGTGGAATCACTAACACATTTACAGAATCGGAGATGAATTACTTAATGTATCTAAGAATGTTTCCTACTGAAATTGCATCTTGGGATTATCATACAATGAACTTCTACGCATTGGATAGTTCAGATATTGTAACTTATTCAGATGTATTCTCCGCATANCAAATCTACAAATGGGGACAGAATTNCGGATACACTTATAATAACAATTGGGTATATTCTCAATTGGAAAAGGATGATATAGAATCAAACGCAAATAGTTTGANATACCATCTCAAATATCCTCAATCATCGGTAAGAACATTTAACAATCTCAATAGGTTTTATATCGTTTCTTTGGGTAAACACCGAAGAACAACTAATTCAAATAAAGTAAATTAAAATGAATACAATTATATGCTACTTTGTAGCTTCAGTAATCTCAATGGCTTCAATCAATGGAGTATCCGAAGAGAAATTCACTTTCGGTGTAAGGCAAATCACCGAAGAAATCGTAGGACAAGAAGCACCACTTTGTCCTGATGGTTCACCAATCCATGTGGTTGTAAACGAAATCAAAGCACCAACTCAAGGTGTGAGAATCGGACCATTCGAATTCAAACAAAAGAAAACTTTTGTGACTGTAACTGTAACTAAAGATGGTAAAGAATCAGTTGGTGTAGGAACTGCTAAGATGAATGTGGCAGCAACTCTACTCCAATTGCAAGATGAAAATTTACCATTTGAACAAACTGAATTTTCTATTGCTGTAAAACGAGCAATTGAAGATGCTTTAGATTAATTTGTGATATTTATTGCCATAAATGTGTTATAGTAAAAAGTTATATGGAAAACAATATATTAATTTATTACAATAACCATTTATGGCAAAGGCAAAAGGACAATCAGTAAGTGTAAGATTAGAAAGACATGTATCAAGACCAGGCGTACATGCTAAAACAAAATCTTCAAAAACCAAAACCTCAAGAAACTACAAAAAAGCTTATAGAGGGCAGGGTAGGTAGTTTTATTTACATATCTTAGATATTTATATAGGTATTTAATTGGAGGTATCTCTATGTGTATAATTGTTAGTAAGTCTATCGATGGCTCAAAGATTTTAGCCAAGAATAGAGATAGGGCTTATAAACCCTCTTTAGAGATTGTTCACACACTTATTGATGGTGTGGAAGTTGCCTATTTAAGAGATACCATCACCGATTGGAGTGAGGGTATGAATGAGTATGGTGTGGGGTTAGTAAACACCGCATTGATGGTTGGATATGATGAGAACGAAAAGAAAATCGTAAAGAAAGGTGGTAAACCTTCTAAAGATGGTAAAAAGATTCGTAAAGCATTATCACAAAAAACCATAAGAGAAACAATCAATTCAGCAATCACATTTGATGGTGGTATTAAGGGACATACCTTTATAGCAACTCCAACAAAGACAGTTTGTATTGAAACAACCTCCAAACACAATCCTAAATACGAACTACATAACGATGAACTTATCGTAAGAACCAACCACGGACATCTTCATGCTGGTGCTGGTTATTCTGAAGGACCTGATTATCTATCTTCCAAAATTAGAAAGCTATCTGCTGAAAAAGCAGTTGGTAAAGTTGAATCCATTGATAAGGTTCTTCCATCAATGAGAAAACAATACTATAAAAGAGATAGTAACCTCAACATGCGGAGAGATACTGAAAAGATGTTTACCTCTTCTCAATTACTTTTAGATTTAACAAATAAGGTATTAAAGTTAACATATCGACCAAACAATATAGAAGAGTTTGTTGGTATAAAAAATGAATTACCGAAAGGATACACACCTAAAATTAAAATTATAGTTACCAAAACTATTGAGTAAATCCACTTTTTGGTTTATTGATATTTATATATTGAACAAATATTGATAAACATATGTCAACGGATTTTGAATTATTTCCAGGTAAAAACCTTAGTGGATTATTTGAGGATATCTATAATAACCAACTAAATAAGAAAAGACATATCTCAGAAGTTATTGCCGAAATGAGAAAAATGGTAAGACACGCCGGAGATATGGCTGTTGTTGGGCCAATCATTAAAGATTTAATCGATACATCAGTTAGAAACGATGATGCATTGTTGAAACTTGCAACCATCGCACAAAGAATCATTGCATCTAATCAAAAATCAGAAGGAGAAACTGGATTTCTTACTGAAGCTGAAAGAGAGCAACTTCTAGCTGAAATAGAATCAGTTCAAGATGAAGTTCAAAGAATGGACTCTATTGAAAACGAAGTGGAAGAAATTAAACAAAAAATAGCAAAGTAAATGTTTAATAATAGAAACTCATCAATACAAGCAACTAAAACATCAAAAGGTGGTTCGGATAATAAAACCACAATGGGGGTTGTATATGCCGTTGTGTTGGATATTGATGATGATATTCTAAAAGATTTAGAAATACCTGAAGGTGAACGAAGCAAGTATATTGGTTCAATTCAATATAGATTACAAAACTCAACCACCAAATCGGATGAGTATTTACCATTAGCAGTTCCTTATAATAAAAATTATACATCATTACCAGTTAAAAATGAATTGGTAAGAATGATAGATGTTGAAGGTAATGGTATGATGTATGAGAGAGTAACTCCATCACCAACTCCCAATATAGGTTCATCTGAAACAACTATAACAAATACATTTTCAAAAGATAAGAATCAGCAAAAGAAAGCATCTTCATATTCAACAGTTCAACAAACGGGAATCGCTAGAAGTAATGCTGATTCAAGTACAGAATATGATGGATATGGAAAATACTTTGAAAAAAATTCAAATATTCATAAATTAAAGTTGTATGAAGGAGATACTTTAATAGAAAGTAGATTTGGTCAATCGATTAGATTTTCCGCTTACAACAACTCTGATAATGAATTTTCACCAACGATTATATTAAGAAATTCTGAAAGTGGTGAATCTCTTAAAAAGATATTTGGTGAATCTACTGAAGAAGATGTAAACAGAGATGGAACAATTATAGTATTGGGTTCTAACCAATATAAACTACCATTTCAGCCAGGAACAGTTGATGATAAAGGTTCAACTGATTTTGAAACATCCCCAACCACATTTAGAGATTACCCATCGGAGTTATTGGGAGACCAACTTCTTTTGAATTCTGGTAGAGTTATCATTTCATCTAAAAATGCTGAAATGATTTTTTACTCAAAGAAAAATTACGGATTTATATCAGATGGGTGGTTATCAATTGATAATAAATTTGGTATTGAGGCAAATGTTGGTGATAATATAAATGTAACTACAAATGATAAAAGTGTTAACCTAAATACTGGTAATGGGAATATTAATTTAGGTAATCAAAATTTAGAATCATTAGTTAGGGGAGAAACTTTAGTAGATTTATTAACTCAATTAATAGATGCAATTGAAGCTCAAGTATTCCTAACCCCATCAGGTCCATCAGCAACAGGTCCTACTAATATTGCTACATTCCAAAAAATAAAATCTCAATTAAAAACTACATTGAGTGAATTAAATAAAACTTCATAATGTCTTGGGCTACTTTCAAATCAAATATATTACGAAGAGCAGATTCACCTGAAAACATAGACAGTATTGAATTTGTAGCAAACCTATGGGCAACTGAATACGATAAAGCAATTAAATTAGGCAGAGATAATATAAATCTTATATCAGTCCAAAACGGAAATGTATCCCTAATGGAATCTTTATTTAAGGTGGCTTTGTTACAAGGACAATCATCACCATCATCTGTATTTAGTTTAATAACCGAATTTGGTAAAGGTGTTCAGGCTTATTGGACTGGGGCAACATTGAACCAATTTCCAATACCCGTAATCCCAGCACCAGGTTCAGTTCAGAACATAGTAGTAAACTCAAACTTAGTTACTAGCCCCGGAGTTTGGACTCCACAACCACCCCTATCACCAAACAACAATACCTCACTTATAGTTGACCAATTTATTTCAGCGGCAACTTTACATTTAACAACGGTATCAGGTATCATACAAACAACATCATTATATCCATCCGTCCCAACACCAATCCCATCGCCGGGTGTAATTGTTTGGACAGGATACAATGTTCCACCTTCGGCACCATCAATAGCAGTTCCAGCCGCAGCCGCAGCTGCATTGGCTAAGTTAGATGAAGCACCATCAACAACTTTATCACAAGAACAATTAGAAGCAGCCGCAGCTGAAAAGTTGGAAGCTGAAGCTATGTTAGAAGATGGTTCCCTAACATATGCGGAAAAAGAAACCGCTGAAGATTATGTTGCATTAAAGCAAGATGAAATTGTTAGTGGAGAAAAGAGCGCAGCTGATGTTGATTTAACTGAAGAAGAGGTTGATGGGTTAACTGAGATTAGTGATTCTAAATGTGAAATAGGATTAAAGATTGTAAGTATCGCTAAAAAGGATATTGGTATTGTTGAAACAGGTACTCCACCGGGCAAAAACTATGGTGGATTCCCTGGCGGACAGAGATTCAATAGACCAGGTAGAATTGATGCTATGTTAAAGAATTGTGGATTAAACAACCAAGCCAAAGTTCAGAAAGATGGTAGTGGATATTATTGGTGTGCAGCAGCAGTTACAACTTGGTGGAAAGAAGCTGGATTACCAACTCCACCGGGTGCAGCTGGATGTCAGAATTGGGTAGTTTGGGCAAAGAAAAACGGATACTGGTCAACAAAACCAGTAGTTGGTGCAGCTGTATTATATGGAACCGCTGCTCATGCACATCACATAGGTGTTGTATCCAGCGTATTACCTGATGGTAGAATAACAACAATCGAAGGAAATACATCTGGTGGTGGGTTCGATAGAAACGGATGTGGGTGTTTTTCAAAAAGTCCTAAGAAGGGAATTGTGGGTTATGTTATACCGCCTGGGTGTATATAATCAAAAAAACCTAAAACAAATATTTATAGGGAGAGGAAAACAAATACCAAAAAAGTAATGGATACCGATAAATTAGTAAAAGCAATACAAATTATTGTAAAGGAAGAAATTAAAGCTGTCCTACCACGCCTTGTTAAAGAGGGTGTGAAGGCTGAGATGGCTAAATTGTTGAAAGAAAACAAACAACTAAGAGAAGCTCTAAAACCAGCACCTGCTCAACCAACATTTATGGATGAAGTAGTTGCCGAACCACATATAGTAGCACAACCACAAAGGATGTTAAGTAAGAATCCAGTGATAAACGAAATTCTTAATCAAACACAACCTTTTAATGGAACTCAACATACACAATCACCTTATGCTGGTGCACCAATGGAAGTATCATCTGGAACAATGACTTTTAATTCAAATGATGCACACTTATTGGGAGCAAGTAATATCGCAGCTAAGATGGGATATGGTGATATGATGGGTGGAGCTAGACCTCAAGGGTTAGGTGTTCAAACTGGAGTACCTGCTTTAGATAAGGCATTGAATAGGGATTATAGTGGTTTGATGAAAGCAATGGATAAAAAGAAAGGTCCGTGGAGACCTGGAATGGAATAAGTAAATGGCAATAGAATTAGGTTCAAAAGTAGTAAAGGATACACCATCGTATAGTAGTTATGCGATTGGAATTTCATTGCCTTTACAATTTGGAAATAATACATTTACTCAAACCTACCAAACCATAGACCAAGTTAAATCAAATATAAAAAATCTATTATTAACTAAAAGGGGTGAACGAATCCTACAACCTGAATTTGGAAGTGGATTGCAGGAATTATTGTTTGAACCAAACACATCTGATTTTGAAGGTAAGATTGAAGATGCTATTAACGAATCAATTGAACAATGGTTACCATATGTAGTAATTGATGAAATTAACATTGAGGCAACTGATGAATTGAAAGATAATAATAGAATAAATGTTTCGCTAACATTTAGAGTTGGAGAAAACGCACAACTAAATGAAGTAACCTTCACAGCACAGGGATAATAAGATATGGCAATTACTAAAACAAATAAAAACTTTAAGAATAGGGGTAAGGATATAAAATACCTCAATAAAGATTTTGCTCAATTCAGAGGAAACTTAATTGAGTTTGCTAAAGCTTATTTCCCACAAACTTATTCTGATTTTAACGAATCATCTCCAGGTATGATGTTCATTGAGATGGCATCTTATATTGGTGATTCACTTTCATATTATATTGATGATACTCTAAAAGAATCTTTAATGGTTCATGCGGAGGATATTGAAAATGTAATATCGCTTTCACAATATTTGGGATACCAACCAAAAGTAACATCACCTGCGGTAACAACCCTTTCGGTTTACCAATTAGTTCCATCCATTGGAAGTGGTGTAAACAACACATATGACCCAAAGTATTTGTTGACTATAAAAGAAGGTATGAGAGCAACATCTACAAATGGTGTATCTTTCATTACAAAAGATGTAGTTGATTTTTCAGATGATATGGATAGAGAAATTACAATTTACCAAACCGATTCGGTTACTGGTGAAGCATCTCTTTATTTGGTTAAGAAATTTGTTCAAACAATTTCAGCAGAAGTTGTAACGCAGGAATTCACATTTGGTTCATATCAGGCATTTAATAAAGTAGATTTATTAGAAACCAATATTATTGATATCTACGATATAAGAGATTCAAACGGAAACAAATGGTATGAGGTTCCTTATTTGGCACAAGAAATGGTATTTGTGGATTATCCAAATACTGAATCAAATGACCCAGACCTTTATCAATTCAAATCAACAGTACCTTACATTCTTAAAACTATCAAAACTCCAAAGAGATTTGTTAAGAAAGTAAATGGTGATAGTACAACAACTATTCAATTTGGAGCAGGAGACCCATCGGCATCCGATGAACAACTAATTCCAAATCTTAAAAATGTTGGATTGGGATTACCAAACTCAATTAGTAGATTGGAAGAATCATTCGACCCAACAAACTTTTTGAAAACAAAAACATACGGAACATCACCAGCAAACACAACACTTACGGTAAAGTATTTAGTTGGTGGTGGTGTAGAATCTAATGTAGCAAAGGGAACGATAACTAAAATCAGTTCGATTGAATTTGAAGAGGATACTCAATTATTCACTCAAACTGAATTAGCATTGTATAACTCAACCAAAAATTCGGTAGCAATTGATAACGAAGTTCCTGCAACTGGTGGTAGAGGTGGTGAAACTATCGATGAGATTAGAGAGAACGCATTGGCAAACTTTGGTTCTCAAAATAGAGCAGTTACCTCAAAGGATTATCAAGTTAGAGTATTATCGATGCCAACTAAGTATGGTTCAATTGCAAAGGCTTACGCTACCGCAGATGGTACCTTAGATAACAACTCACCATCTTCAATTTTAAGTTCACCAAAAGCTCTACAAGAGTTTACCGATTTGGTAATGAGTTTTGTGGAGAAGCCAGATAATGAAGAACCAGATAGAAAATCAGTTCAACAAGAACTTCAGAAATTCTTAATTGGAAAAACATCTAATGAGAATGAAAAGAATAATCCATTTGCAATTAACCTTTATTTATTGGGGTATAATGCAGATGGTAAATTGGATGTTCTTAATTCAGCAGTAAAAGAGAACTTAAAAACTTACTTAAACGAATACAAAATTCTTACCGATGGTGTAAACATTAACGATGGATTCATTATTAACATTGGTATTAACTTTGAAATTATAACATACAACAATTACAACAAATCTGAAGTTGTAACTCAATGTATTCAAGAATTGAAGGATTACTTTGATATCAACAATTGGTCATTCAATCAAACAATCAATTTAAGTGAATTGGAATTAATCATCGCAAATGTTGATGGAGTTAGTTCGGTTCCGAAATTAGAAATTGTAAATAAGTGTGGTGGGCAATATTCACCAAACTCATATAATATTCAAGCGGCAATTAAAGATAAGATTTTATATCCATCTTTAGACCCATCAGTTTTCGAAATCAAATTTCCAAATGCGGATATAAAAGGGAGGGCTAGATAATGTATTACTTTTTAACAGCATCAAAAGATGCATCGGTTTACTTACAACAACCCGACCAGAATTGTGGTTTAGATGAGGTATTAGAGGTTAGTAAGGTTTATTATGGTAACATCAAAGATGTATCCAGAGCACTCCTTAAATTCGATATTACACCACTTTCACAAAGTATTGTTAGTGGTGATGTAATCTTAGATGAGGCAACTCTTATTATGAGAGAAACTGAATCTGAAGAATTACCATTACAATTTACAATCGAAGTATATCCAGTTTCTCAAAGTTGGGAAATGGGTAATGGTACTCGATTTGATACCATTTCAACCGCTGGTGTAACTTGGAATAATAGAGAAGGTGATTCTACTCTAAGATGGTTGCCATTAAATGAATTTGTAGCAGAATCTACTGGTTCATATGAGGGTAAGGGTGGAACATTCTATTATACTGTATTTGGAACTCAAAACTTTGAATATCTAAGTAAAGATATCAATATGGATATTAAAGATATTGTTGAGGATTGGGTTAGTGGTTCAATTCCAAACGATGGTTTAATAGTTAAACTTCCATTTGAGAATGAAAATGATACGAATGATTATGGTATCCTTAGATTCTTCAGTAAAGAAACAAATACCATCCATCAACCAAAATTAAGAATTGGTTGGGATGATAGTTCATTTGCAACTGGTTCATTAACCGAATTGACATCGGAAGAAATCAAAGTTGGAATTAGAAACTTTAAGAAAGAATATAAAGTAAACTCTACTCACAAACTAAGAGTAGTTGGTAGAGATTTATATCCAGTTAAAACATTTAGTTCAACTGCACAATATGGTATTTCTAAGTTCTTACCAACAACATCTTACTATCAGATATCCGATTATCATAGTGGTGATGTAATTGTTCCTTATAGCGATTACACAAAACTAAGTTGTGATGTTGATGGAAACTATTTTAAGTTAAACTTAACCAATTGGGAAGCTGATAGAGTATATAAAATTGATTTCAAAGTTGTAATAGATGGAACTCCATACTTCTTTGATGAGGATTATACATTTAGTGTTGTAGGATAATATGAAGAACGCCGGTTTGAAGAATGAATCCCAAGTTGGGAAAATTTTAGTAAGTGGTTCTAATGCCTTAAAGCAGAAGAACGAAGCCGGTGTACGTCTTTTCGAACAATCGGATTTAACCGATGGTATTATTAGTGGAAAGTTGGTAAGACCAAATTATAATACTGATGAATTAAAAAAATCATTAGATACAACTATATTTGAGTTAATTCCACAAACACCAACTCCTCAACCTGATACTGTTCTTCGTTCAATTTATAATGTAGCAACTCAATCAATAAATGATTTAACATTGGAAGTTCAGAGATTAACTTCAAATGTATTAGATTTACAATCTAAAGTTACTCAATTAGAAATTGTTTCCGAAAGTTTAAGAGTTGAGGTTGATAATGAAAAGTTAAAAGCAAGTGTTGCTGAAACACAATCAACTACCGCTAATAAACAAGTAGCATCTACTACAATTGATTTATCCAACGCAATTCAAAACTCAATTAACGAAGCAGTTGAAAGAGTATCGTTAACTGCTAGAATTCAAGCATTGCAAGAATCGTTTAGAGTTCAAAAACAATTAACGATTGAAAACGAAAAACAACAAGCGGCTCAAACGGCTATCGAAGGTATCAATGGATTCTTCGAACAAACCGAAAATGCTGGTTGGAGAATATCTCCAAACTTAGTTGGTAACCAATCGGTATTGGGTATGTATATTGAAACTTACAATGATAATAAGTTTAATATGATTAATGGACCAAGAGTAGCATTCTTCAACTTCTCAGATGTTGAACAAACATTTACAATTGAAGGAGCACCATCTTGGTTAACTGCACCGGGTCCATTTAAGGTACCGGCTCGCTCGGCTGGAACAGCTGGTGTAACAACTGTTGAGTTCAAATGGAACGCAATTAATGTTGGGGGTCAAAGTGATAGAAATAAAATCTACGAAAAGAATCTTATCATCAAAACAACATCTGGTGATTCTCTTACACTTCCTGTTAAATACTTCAAAGAGGTTAAGAGAAAAGATACTTGGGGAAGTACTTATACGGCTAAATCAATTGTTGGACAAGATACAAGTAGTTCAGCTACTCAACGAAGAGATGGTGGTAAATAAAATATAAAAAGATGGCAATTAAATCATTCAAAGAAATATTAGATAATAAAGGATACCGAATCAGTTCGAAGGATAGGCAAATCTTCGAAGAGGGAACCCTACAATCATTCTTCGGATTTTCGGATTCGGATATGATTGAATTTATCTTATATGATGCAAATGATAACCAACTACCACAAGGAGAATTTGGTGAATTGGTTAAATACATTCCATTCAACTCACAAAATATAAGAGATTATATTTTAATACCCGAAGGAACTTATCTTCAAGCTTTCCAATTTCCAAAAGAATACTTTATTGATGTTGAAAGATTGATAAGAGAAGCTGGATATAATAATGGTATTTTCAAAACTCAAATTACTTTATTAAATAAAAGAGTTGGATTTGAATCACCAAATGAAAAATTGTGGATTAAAGAAATATCCCCATCCAGAACTGAGGTAAAGTTATTACCATTAGTTAATGAGGTATCTAAGAAAACTGATTTACTACAAAGATTTGGTGTAATGGTTAATGGTGGTGATTTCAGAGATGATGTTGCTCCATACATATCCTCATTTATCGAAAGTATTAACCCGTCCGAAATTGATTCATTTATTAAAAAGGTATATACTGATAAATGGTATAATAAATTAGTATCTGAATTTGGTATAGCTGGGTTTGATACAATGATGACTAGAATCTATAACAAATTTATGGAGGCAATGATTTATGAATTCACAAATAGATATTCCTCTATTAATGATATAAATTATGGAAATCCAAAACCGATAAAATCATCTATTCAATTATCAAAGGATGATGTGTTCAAAATTGCACAAAGAATATTGATAGAATGTATTGAATTGTATTTACCAAAAAGAACAATTCAATCTCAAACTGAAGTTGATACGGTATTCGATGAGAGTGTTGATAAAACTTCATCTGTTCTACAAAGAAGAGAAAGTGATGTAATTATTAACCCAAAAGATTCGGTAGTTACTGTTACTAAGAAAAAGGCAATTCAAACAAAAGAAATCGAGTTAGAAAATAAAATAATGGAAGAGGTTCCAAAAGAATTACCTATGCCGGTATTCTCAACACCAAATCCAATTAAGAGTAAAACAAAAACTTTGGTAAAACAAGGTAAAGTTATTTCTGGTGGTGGTCGAAATACATTAATGAATTACATTAAATAAGAAATAAAAATATTTATAACGAATGGCAGCACCTACATACATAAACTTCGATGATTCCACTTTCAGTAATGACAACACCAATATAACATTTGGTGGTGGTGGGGGAGGTTCTGCTACTTCTACAACAAATCAAACACCATATTTATCTTACATATTCACTATATCTTCAAACCAAAATTCATTTGATACAATTGTAAATGATGAGGTTAGATATAACACAAAGACTGTAAGAATCCAAAAAGAGGATTTGGTTAAACAATCCTATACTATTAAAGTTGGTAAATCTGGCTATAATTCAAATGAGTATTATACAATTGAATTAGATGGGGCTGGTTCTACTATAATAAAAAATAGTTTATTGGGCAAAACATTGGGACTAACAGCTACATCGGTTGTTCTAAAATACTATGTTGGTGATAAATTACAATCAACTCAAACTTTAACCGAATCCAATTCAAAAACATTAGAGTTTAAGTTAAACAAAGTATCGGTATCACCTACCGAAGAAGTATCTACATATACATTGGGTATTTTTGTATCTGGAAAGAGCGCGCCTGTTAGTGTACTAAAGAATGGATTAAAATCGGCTCAGTTCTTCCCAACAATTGGTAAATCAAATTATCAAGATGTAGCAGGAACAACATATAAAATAACATCTTCGGATTTATCATTATATCGAATAACTCAAATTGAAATATCATCAACAGCTGAATCACTTCAACCTTTAATAGCAAAGCCAAATGAAAGTTTAGAATTTGATATTACATTAAATTCGGATTATTCGGTTAGTATTCTTACTGAAGAAGTTAAACAACAAATACCAGCGGCAAATCCACAAATTAAATTGTTGAAATCCGATGCTAGAACTTATAATATTAATTCTAAATTAGGAGTTCCAATTGCATTTGAAAAAAATGCGGATGTAAAAGCAGTAACTGTTGTTATTGGTGATGATATTTTAGAATTCGATAAATTGGAAAGTGGACCTATTGGTGGTATAACTATTCCTCATAAGGTATTCCAAAAAATTGGAAAATATGGTGTTCAAATATTCCCATTCTCATTAAGTGATTATGAAAATCAAGTTAGACCAGAAATACCAAAACAAATTATAACTCCTAAAGAAGTTAAACCAAAATATGATATTGTGGAAGAGGTTAAGTCCGAACCAATCTCATTAGTTAAGGTTAATCCATATGTAAGCCCAAAAAGTGTAGGTGGTGGTGGTAGTTCACTCTATAATGAGATTACTAATCCATTAACTGGAGATGTTGTATTGACACGAAACCCAACACAAAATATAAGATAAAGTATGCCAGAGCAAATTATACCATTAGGATTCGGTGGAAGTGGAGGTGGAACCTCCAACACAAATAGTGGTACCCCAACGGGTAATAATACATCTGTGCCTACTCTTAACCAAAGTTTACCAATCAATTCCGTAAACTACCCAACAAAGAATGTAAATGATTTGGGTTTAGCAACAATAAGTAGACCAACTACTGTTCAACAAATAGAACCTGTTAAGAAGGTATTAGAGAGATTGGTGGATGGTGATAATGATTTTGAAACTATTGATGTAGCATCTAAAGCAATTAATTTTGTAATTAATGTTGTAGATGATGTATATGTAGAAACTCCTGATATTAGGGAAATTACATATCCAAAAATTGTAAGTGGAGCTGATTTTGTAGGATATGATACAACCTTTGATATTAGTTGGAACTCTGTAAACGCAACTTATGTAAAAATCTTTATTGGTAAATCTACTGATTTTGTAAGAGTTTCTCCTAAAGGTCAACAAACATTTAATGTAAAGGAACTTTTAGAAAAATACGGATTAGAAACTTATGATGATGGTGATAAGGTAAAAATTCCATTAAGATTAGTACCTGTAAATGAAAGTGGTAATTCTGCAGTTGAAGGTGTGGTTGAAGATATTCCAATTATTTTCGATAAGGGTGATTTGGATATCCCTCGTTCAGTAGCAATCAATAGAATCGCAGAGGGGTTCATCGCTCAATTTAAGGAATCTACTTTTGATGAATCTAAGTATCTAACCCATTTACTACATTTAGGTAATGGTGATAACAAAGTTATCACAACTTGGAGAGGATTAATAGAAGATACCGATTCATCGCTAATTCTTAAATTATACGAACCACTACCAACATCGGTTCAACCAAATCAAAAAGTTTGGATTACCAAAGCACAAACCGAACCCCTATTTGAAACAATTACGATTGTTGGTGAGGATATTGATTATTGTCCTCCATTAAAAGGACCTAACTTTTCGTTAGAAGTTGATAATGGTATTGGGTATGAGATTTATGATAACTTAATAGCTAGTGGTTCAAATACATCAACATCGTTAATTCAAAATTATATTTCTAAGACTGGTATTGATACTGAAAAGTTAAATATACAATACGCAAGTGGGTCTGTATATACTTTTGATAATTTTGTTCACTTTGGTTCTGTTGAAGAAAGAATTAAAAACTTTTGGTATAAGATTGAGTTATTGGAATCATACCAATCTCAATATAATGATGTATCAACATCAAATGTACAACTAAGGTATGTAACAACTGAAGATGGGTTTGTGTTGATTACTGAAAGTGATATAATTTTAGAATTCCAATCAACCGCACTTAATGCTATATCTCAAATTCAAGCAAATAACTTAATCGATAAGATTAACAATTTGATTGGAACATTTGATGGATTTGAAATGTGGTTATATACCGATACACAATATAGTGATTCATTATCATATCCAAAAAATACTGGATTATCAACAATCAAAGCATCTACGGATTCTGAATCGATTGCTTGGTATAATTCGGCAATTACATTAGCAAGTTCCTACGATAAGAACAATATAAACTACCTGAATAATAACCTTCCAGAATTTATTAGGGAAGATTATCAGAACGCAGATTTTATGTTGTTTATGGATATGATTGGACAACACTTTGATGTTTTGTGGGTTTATATAAACTCGTTAACCAAACTTAAAAACTTAAATCAACAATCTACAACTGGATTTGCAAATGATTTAGTTTATTCAATGTTGGAATCATTGGGATGGGAGGGTAAGAAAGCTTACGATTCACAATTCCTTTGGGAGTATGCATTAGGACAACATAAAGATGGTACTCAGAAATATAACCAATCACTTAAATCGGCAAATGAAGAAGTTTGGAGAAGAATCCTTAACAACCTACCTTACTTATTAAAACACAAAGGTACCGCTCGTTCATTGAAAGCAGTAATGGCTTGTTATGGTGTTCCACAATCACTCCTTACAATTATGGAGTTTGGTGGACCAACTGACCCAACCGATGGTGGTACTCAACCATTCACATTTGATGATAGAACAGCTGCAGTTAACTTTACCAGCAATGGTGAATATGTAAGTTCAAGTTGGAACTCGGCTGATTCAACTTATCCAAACTCAATTGAACTTAGAATCAATTTACAACACCAACAAAATAATGGTATTGTAAAAGCAATTGATGATTCTACTGATATGTGGAAATTGGAAGTAACCCAAACAACTGGTTCGTTTGGTAAATTAGATTTCTATGTTTCAGAAAGTTGGAGTGGAACAATCCACTCAGCATCAACTTCTGAATTTAATATCTTTAATGAGGATTACACTCAGGTTGTTCTTAATAGAACTCTTACCAATGGAACCTCATCTTTCCAAATGTTTGCAAAAGATGCAATCACTGGAAGAATTAGAACTACTTTATCATCAACTCCATTATTGGTAAATGGTGATACATCTTGGGATAGTGGAAGTGCGATTCATATTGGATACGCTATGAGTGGTTCAATGGATGAGTTCCGTTTATGGAAGAAACCATTGGAAGAGGGTGTTATTGATACTCACACACTTTTACCTGATGCAACAAATGGAAACAACTACACTGCTTCAACTGAAGATTTGTGGGTAAGATACGATTTCGAATATCCAAAGAATCTAAATGTATCATCATCTATTCCGAATGTGGCTATCAGTACTGAATATGGAAATGTATCAGCATCTGCTTATGGATTCTCATCTATAACCGATTATCCATATCACTACACATCTTACGAAAGAACTGTAACCGCAAAGGTTCCATCATTAGGATTTAACCAAGCGGACAAGATTAGATTTGAAACTCAAACTTTAGTTGGTGATTTATCACACAAAGTTAGAGCAACTCAAAAATCATTGGATAGAGCACCAATCGATTCATCTCGATTAGGATTATTCTTCTCGCCAATGAAAGAGTTGAATATGGATATTATCAAATCATTTGGAACATTCAATATTGATAATTACATTGGTTCACCTGTGGATGAATATAACGATGAATACACTCAATTAAAAGTTGTAAGAGATTACTATTTCCAAAGATTAAATAGAAACATTTATGAGTATATCAATTTGGTAAGACATATTGATAAATCATTATTTGAAGTATTGGAGCAATTGATTCCTGCTAGAGCAAAAGTTTCTAAAGGTTTATTGATTGAACCTCACTATTTGGAAAGAAGTAAAACCAAATGGCAAAGACCAACTTCGGAAAGAAGAGATTACGAATCATCAATCGATATTGATAACGATGTAATACTTATTGGTGATAATACTCAATTTGAGGCATTAGTTGATGCTGAATCAAATGTTCAGTTATCACATCAGTATGATAACTACGATGCAAATGTAGCAGCTAATGATGAAATTAACTTAGTATCAAATGTACCATCTTACGAATCATCAATAGATGCAACCGAAGATACTAATTTAGTTGGTGATTATCCTACCTACAATGTTGAAATTGAAATTCCAAAAGGAGAGAAATTAGAAGCAACTGTTGATGCATTCTCTTCTACTCAAATCGGAATGGAGAGGGATTCATTGGATAATGCTGGATTTGGATTATATACACCTGTTTCAGCAACTGGTTCGGTAACCACATTAGATATCTTCGGAAATCTAACATCATCAAGACAACAAATCTATTTGGTTAAAGAACAATACATTGAAAAAGTACAAGTTCAAACCGAAGGATGGCCAGCAACAACAAATAATGAACAAGTTAAGTACGAAATTCAAGAAGTAACTAATTATAGGTATAAAGTATCAAAGGTGCCGGTGGGAACTTCGATACCAACGATTGGAAACGATATTGTGGAGGTAACTCCGTTAAATGGATATTTCCCATCACACTATCGATACAAAAACAATTTACCGCAAGGATTGGTTTATTCATTTTTTGAAGGTTCACAACAAACATCAGCAACAACACCAGATGGATTAGAACCAGTAGAAACATTTACTACGAATCCTAACATTCTTAGAGTTGCAAATACTGGTAGAGGTAGTGGTGAACCGATTTTGGAAGTAGATTAATTAAATTTGAAAAAAGTTATATTTATAGTATATCAAAGGGGTAATAAAAAATTATGGGATATTTAGACAATTCATCAATTACAGTCGATGCCATCCTTACAAAAAAGGGTAGACAAAAATTGGCATCGGGTCAATCTTTGAACATCACCAAATTCGCATTGGGTGATGACGAGATTGATTACACATTGTACGAACCAGCACATCCAAAAGGAAGTGCTTATTATGATTCGGCAATTAAGGCGATTCCAATTATGGAAGCTAGTCCTGACGAAACACAAGTATTAAGATACAAGTTAGTTACATTACCGAAAGGTACAACACAAATTCCAGTGGTAGCATTGGGTATTCCATCGATTGGAGTTTATCAGGATGAAGGACAAGTTTCTTTATCTCCAACAACTTCACCTGCTGGAAACTCATCAGCTGGATACACTGTTGTATTGGCGGACCAGAGAGCTGGTACATTAGCAGTAACGCAAGGAGCAACAGCAGCCGGTTCGGTTCCTGTGTTCTTAGGAGAAGAAATCACAACTACCGCACAAGTGGTAAGTGGTTTAGGATTCACATTCACCCCAAACCCAGCGTTGACTAGTAATGTATCTTCAACTATTACGGTCTATGGTAACGAAACGGGTGGTTCGCAAACTATTCCTGTAACAGTAACTTATAGAGCATAAAGGAAATAAGATATGGCACTAATTAACGACCCAAATATCACCGCCCAATTACAAGCATTGGCACAAGGTGGTTCAATCGACAGTAATGATATTGTAACCCTTTTGAACTCCGCATTACCCGCTGGACAGCAATTGCAGTCTGGAGCAGGAGTTGCAACCGGCGTTTATAAAAGATTCGGAGAATTCGATAAAGTAAACGCTAAAGTAGAAGTAGTAACAACCGGTCTTTGGACTGGTGATGTAGGTTCTTTAACCACATCATACACTTCTTCAGCACAAGTAGCAGCGAGTGGAGATTACTACTACAATGTATATAGTACTAACCCAGCATCTGATTCATCAGCTGTTACTCAGTTTGCAGTTGCATACGGACATGTAAATGGTAGTGGTTCCGTATCATTGGAAAATTCAGATGATGCATTACTCGCTACTAAAGCAACTTACGCACAATACAAATCAATTCTTTTAGACCCAACCGATACTAAGTTCTCATTTGAGAATGGAAGTGGTGTTGCTGAAGATTCTAACTCAATCTACGCAATCAATGTGAACAGAGCTAGATTCAGAGAGAAGATGGATGCAGGAAACTGGTCATTGAAACTTTCTGGTTCTAATGGTGTATTTACATTCATCGATGATTCTGGTAAGAAATTCGGAGATACATTAGGAAAAGCTGGTAGAGTATTCAAAGTAGTTTCTGGTTCATTGAACTTAGGAAGTGAAAATGAAGCAACTATCAACACAACAACTTCATCGGCAAATGAAGGATTTGGATTATTCTATCCTGATAGAGGTATCTTAATTCTTAACCCATCTGCTATCGCAGCTACCGTTGGTACTGTAAAACCTTGGGGAACTACCGCAGTTTCTTTAGCTGGTGATGAAGGTGTAGATACCGAAAAACAAAACCATAAGAGATTAGTACAAGCAATTGAAAATGGTGCTGATTTCCAAGCGAGAAGAACTGAAAATGTTTCAACTCAACACTTCTTTGTAAGAGCAACTAACAGAGAATTTAACTATTCAAACAACCCAACATATGTGAATACTGATGGAACATTTGTGGAAAGTACTTTTGAAACTGACCCAAGAACATACATCACCACAGTTGGTTTATTAAACGATTCAAACGAATTAATCGCAGTAGCTAAAACATCTCAACCAATTGAAAAATCATTTGATAAAGAAGTATTAATCAAAGTTAAACTTTCATTCTAATAAATCTTAAACTATAACTAAACCCCCCTTATTGGGGGGTTTTTTGTTTCATAGATATTTATACTAAAGTATTTTGCTTAAATGATTAAAGAAATTCCAAAATCGGATGTAGTGGTTAGACCTTTCAAAGTTTACAAAGAGTGGACTTTGGATGAAACCGATATTACCCCAATGTATGGTACTCTACAAACTGATTTGTATGATGCCGATACTGATGAGGTAAACTCTAATGGTATTTCAAAAAGAACACTATACGATTCAGTAAAAGCTCAATTCTACCTAAACCCATCAACCGCATCTATTGTAACTGAAGTTGGTAAAAGAGAATCTTACGCATCAACCGATGAAAGGGTAATTGGTAGTACGATTGGTGTAATATCAATTCCACAAGAGTGGTATGGTGAGGGATTAAAAGTAGGTTCCGTTACTTTATCATATGGTATCATTGATGCGGTAGATGATGGTAACTCCAATTTGGTAGATTCAAATACCGGTACTCATAAGGGTAATGTATTTTACGATAGAGGATTGATTGTAATTACTCACAATGTAACCGATGGTTCAACTCTATCCACTTTTGATTTAAGTTATCGTTCTACTATGACTATTTATGAGAATGAAATATTCTTATCAGTATTGGAAAACGAATTTAATGTATCACAAAACCCAACCGCAGTTCACGAAATTGGTGGAAGTAAAATAGATGTAGTAACAAATAGAAGAGATAAGAAATTATCATCAAACGAATTTACCACATCATCATTTTATCAACCTGGCGCTAGATATATTAAGAACTCAACCTATCCATATGTATCCGAAATTGATACAACTAAAATTGGTAGTTTTGATGATTATTTTTATAGTGGTTCAGTTGACCCAACTGGTTCTTATTTATCACCATTCATTACAACTATTGGATTATATGATGATGAACTAAATATGGTGGCTGTAGCTAAACTACCAAAACCAATTAAATCATTACCTGATTATCCGGTTAACTTTATTGTTCGTTTCGATACATAACCAATATTTATATCTATAAAGGAGATACAATTATGAACTTAGAAGAAAGATTAAAAAAGAACCCACCAAAGACATCAAACGCTAATATCAAAGGTGGTGATAAAACTCTCATTGAAGCTGATGGTGGTTTGGATTTATCAAAAGATGAAAAGGCTCTTTTCAAAGCAAGAGGTGGTAAATTAAATAACAAACCTTACTCAGATACTGTGAAATAAAAACATTCTTAATGAATTGGTTACATCAAAATATAGAGATTACTGAAGAAGTAATCCCAGAAGAAGCCGTTGGGTTTATCTATATGATAACACACATCCCAACTGGCAAATACTACATTGGTAAGAAATCCTTAGAAAGTGTCCGAAATGTAAAAATCGGAAAAAGGGAACTCATAAAAATTAAAGAGGAAAGAAAGGCTGCTGGAATCGGTGGTAGAGCTCCTCTCAAAAAGAAAGTTCGTAAAGCATCCGATTGGGAAAAATACTACTCATCTAATGAGTGGATAAACGAACAAGTCAAAGAAGGAAAGCAGGATGAGTTCAAAAGACAAATCATTCAATTCTGCAATTCTAAAAAATCCCTATCTTATTACGAAGTATATTGGATGTTCAAATATGATGTCCTTTCAGATACCAATTCACTTAACGGAAACATTCTTGGAAAATTTTATTCAAAAGATTTGGATTAGTGGAAAATTTTTCGTATATTTGGTATCAAACTATATTTTAATAGAAAACAATTATGACTTTAACACAAATTGCACGAAAGTATAACATTTCCGAAGCATTCTTAAATGCAAAAGATGATGCACTTATTGTAGGAGCAACCTCAATTCAAGATATCATTAGAGAAATGAAAGCAAAGAATGGAGACCCATCGGTTATCCAAAAATTAGAAGTATTGGCAGAATTCCTTAGAGAGGTAAAGAATTCATCTATCGGATAATTTGGTAAATCCAAATTATTTTTGTATCTTTACTACAAACTAAAAATTTATGCTCTCCGCTAGAAACAAATTAGTTGTAATAAATGTATTGGATGGTGCTTTGGGTGTTGGAACTTCAATGAAGGGAAACGAACAAGCACATCATTGTCCATTCTGCCATCACCACAAAAAGAAACTTCAAGTCAATTTGGAAACCCAATATTGGCATTGTTGGGTTTGTGATTCAAAGGGTAGAAGTATTCAATCCTTGCTCCGTAAACTAAATGTTGACAGGAGTGAGGTTTCTAAGATTGTAGGAATCTATGGTGAATACATTCCAGCTAAAGGAGAGGAAACTGAAGAGGTAGTAAAACTTAAACTACCAAAAGAATTCAAACCCCTATATACAAAACCAAAATCAATCAACATCGATTATAATCAAGCCATTGGATATCTACATCGTAGAGGTATTCATATGGATGAAATCCTTAAATATAACATCGGTTATTGTGAGGATGGATTATATGGGGGTAGAGTAATTATACCATCTTACAATGAGGATGGTGAATTGAACTACTTTGTTGCTCGTTCATATCACGAAGAGGCAACAATGAAATACAAAAACCCACCTGTGAGTAGGGATGTAATTGTATTTGATAATCAAATCAATTGGAACGAACCTATCACTTTGGTGGAAGGTGTATTTGATTCATTCTCAGTCAAACGAAATGTAATTCCAATCTTAGGAAAGTTTATTCCAAAGACACTTAAAGCAAAAATATTTGAGAAGGGTGTAAAAGAAATAACAATCCTATTAGATTCGGATGCAGTTTCAGATTCTACCAAACATGCTGATTTCTTTATTAAGAATGGTATTAAGGTAACCAATATTATTCCAACTGGTAAAGATGCCGGTGATATGGGATTTGATGAAGTAAATGATTTGTTAAAAGAAACCGAAGAAACCGGTTGGGATGATTTAATCCTTTCCAAACTCAATAACTTATGAAGGTAGAAAAAATTTACCATTTAGCGGATTTGCACATCCGTAACTTAAAGAGACATAACGAATATAGAGAAGTATTCCAAAAGTTTTTGGATAATGTAGATAGAGATAATATCGAAAACTCCATTATCTATTTAGCTGGTGATATTGCACATGCTAAAACTGAGATGAGTCCCGAATTAGTAAGGGAAATCAGTTGGTTCTTAACCGAATGTGCGGATAGAAAAGAAACATTCCTAATTACGGGAAATCACGATTGTAACTTAAACAATAATTACCGATTGGATGTATTGACTCCAATCGTTGAAAATCTAAACAATGAAAGGATTCACTATCTTAGAGATACTGGTGTTTACAAGCATCACAATCTCACTTTTGTGGTATATTCGATACTCGATAAAAAAGAGAACTGGCCAAAGGCAGAATTGGTAGAGGGTGAGAATAAGATTTGCTTATTTCACGGACCTGTTAATTTAGCAGAAACTGATATTGGTTATACTGTATCATCTAACTCCTTCACAACCGATATGTTTGAAGGATTTGATATGGTGATGTTGGGGGATATCCACCGTAGACAAACTTTAGGAACACCAACCATTGCATATGCTGGTTCAATGATTCAACAAAATCACGGAGAATCTTTGGATAAACATGGTTACCTATTATGGGATGTTGAAAGTAGAACTTTTGAGGAGTTTGATATTCCAAATGATTATGGATTCTACACATTAGATGTGGTGGATGGTAAAGTTCCAAATGTTACTGATATGCCCGCTAAACCTCGTTTGAGAGTTCGTATTTCAAATACTGACCCATCTCAGATTAAACGAGCGTTAACCAACATTAAGAAAAAATATAAGGTTGAGGAATTTACTGTTACGAGAATGGATACTCTTTCGAAGAGAAAGACAGGAACTTATGATGATAAGTTATCCATTGGAAATGTAAGAGATGTAGAATTCCAAAATGAACTCATTAAGGATTACTTAGAAAGACAATACCTTGCAGATGAAGAAACTATTGATAAAATCAAAACTATCAATAGAGAGATGAATTCAAAGTTGGTAGATGATGATGTTGTACCTAACATCCAATGGATACCAAAGCAATTCGAATTCTCTAATATGTTCTCCTATGGTGAAAACAATAAAATCCGATTTGATAACGCTAAAGGAATGGTTGGTGTATTTGCTCCAAACGCAAGCGGTAAATCATCTCTATTTGATGCAATCTCATTTTGTATTTTTGACAAGACAAGTAGAACTTACTTAGCAAAGAATATCCTCAATAATAGAAAGAGTAACTTCTATTGTAAACTACATTTTCAGATTGATGATGTAGATTACTACATTGAAAGAATTGCAAAAGTAATTAACAAAGGAAAGAACATCAAAGTTGATGTATCCTTTTGGAGAGAAGAGGGTGGGGTTATCACTTCTCTAAACGGAGAGCAGAGAAGAGATACAAACGCAATGATTCAACAATACTTAGGTACTTATGATGATTTCGTACTCACCACTCTATCCCTCCAAGGGAATAACGCATTATTCATTGATAAATCACAAACGGAACGAAAAGAAATCCTTGCTCAATTTATGGGAGTGGATGTGTTTGATAAACTCTACAACTTCGCACAAGAAGAGAATAGAGATAACGCTTCTCTAATCCGTAAGTTTAAGCAGGATGATTTCACTCAAAAGTTAGCTGATATTGAAACGGAACTATCGGTAAAGGAATCGGAATACAAACTGATTGATATTCAGTTGAACGCATCTAAAGAGGAGGTGGAGCAACACAATCAAAAATTAATCTCTCTCAACGAAAAGATTGTTCAAATTAAATCCGACAATTATTCTTTGACCGAATTGGAAACCAAAAAATCGACATTGGAATCCAATTTACAAAATTTATTTTCACAAAGAGATACAACCCAAAGTAAGATTGATGAGTTAGAAGAAATCCAAATTCAATTAGAGGAACAACTTGATGCTATGGGTGAAGATGATATCAATAAAGAGTTTGAACTATACAAAAAGTATAACGATGAACTAAGAGAGGTATCAAATGATTTGGAGAAGCTCACAATCAAAGAAGATTCTTTGGTAGATAGAATGAAGCATTTGGAATCCCATAAATACAATCCGAATTGTGAGGTGTGTATGGAAAACTCCGAAACCATCATTGATGCTAAAGTTGGTGTAGAAGCTGATTTGAGTATATTGAGTGTTCGGAAGAAGGAGATGATGGAACACCAAACTGTACTTCTATTGGCTATCGATACTCGTAAAAAATATGAAGGGTTACATCTACAACTCAACAAACTAAAAGTTGATGAAGAAAAGGTAAGTAGAGATATTAACACACTTATCAACAAGTTATCAACAATGGAAACTCAAGAAGTGAAGTTAAATTCGGAACTTCTTCAAGTTACACAACTGATTGAGGATTATTTGGAAAACGAAAAGCAAATCCAAAAGAATAAAGAACTCAGAGCAGAAATGCAATTGGTTAGAAACGAACTATCTACATCTAAAACCAATGTGGATAGTTTGAATAAACAACTCCTATCTATAAATGGTATTGTATCATCTCTGAAGAATCAGAAGGAAACTATCGAACAAAGAATCAAAGAGGTTGAGAATTTAGAGGAACAATTTGGATTGTACGAATACTACCTCAACGCATTGGGTAAAGATGGTGTATCTTACGAACTGATTTCAAAAGCTCTTCCAATGATTGAAGGTGAGGTAAACAACATCTTAGGTCAAATCGTAGAGTTTGGTATTCAGTTGGATATGGATGGTAAGAATATCAACGCTAACATCGTTTACGATGACCAGAAATGGAGTTTGGAGATGTGTAGTGGTATGGAACGATTCATCAGCGGATTAGCCATCAGAATCGCTCTAATCAATGTATGTAACCTACCTCGTCCTAACTTCTTAGTTGTGGATGAAGGGTTTGGAACTTTGGATAACGAAAACCTAACATCATTGTATATGTTGTTCGCTTATCTAAAAACTCAATTCGATTTTGTGATGATTATTTCACACATCGATTCAATGAGGGATGTAGTTGATTCCTTAATGGAAATCAAAAAAGTAAATGGATTTAGTAATGTTAAATTCTAAGTTATTTAGTTTTCAATACATTAGAAGGAAGAGGTTTCGCATTTGGTGAAACCTTTTCTTTTATAAGGGATTCCACTAACCCATTCATTTTATATCCTTTATCCTTACAAAACTCTTTTAACATTTGATGAATTTCAGCATCAATTTGTAACATAGCATATTTCTTGCTCATATCTTTAGAACTCTTTAGTTTTCTTTAGAATAAATATATTAAATTCAAAAATTGAAATACTTATAAGGAGAAACAATAACAGGTATAGTTCGTAAATGGCAAGAATTAAGAAATACGCACCGGAGCAAAAGTTATCTTCATATCAAACTTTTATCGTAGATGAGAACCCTAATTCGGATTATTTCCGTATTACTGAGTTCAATGATACTTTCACTGGTGGCAAGAATGGATTTCTAATTGAAGGTTCGGAATATCTAAAAGAATCAACCGAAATTAAGATTGATATTTTAGATGTTAATGGAAACCCTATTTACTATGAACCTGGAAATGGTATTCCAGAATACTATGAAGGTATTTCAAAACTAATCGCAGTTTACATTTATGAAGATACCCCAATCGGATTGGGTAAGATTACTGTTTTAGGTGAACTTAAAGAATACGATGATAATGGTGTAAAAAGAACTATACCAGAAAATTGGAAAGGTGCATATAATGTTAAGTGGGAAAAAACTTTCCAAATTAACAAAAACCTTGCTAACGAAGATAGAGTAAGATTTTATCGTAGACCTGTTGTAAACATTACGGAAATCAACAAACCTATCTTTAATAATAACTCAACGGTATTAACTAAATCGGGTTCGGCAAATGGTATTCCATTGGTTCCTATTGCAAATACGAACCTTTCTAATTTTACACTACCAACTTCATATAGGATAACAACAGCTGATGATAATTTTTGGACTGGTTCTATTGCAGGACAGACTATCACATTTGGTGATATAAATTATTCGGCAAAAATTGATGAAGTTGTTAGTGATACTGAAATTGTTGTATCACCACCATACACTCAGACTAATTTAGTAAAACCTTTTACAAATAAAGATTACTCAGTATCCTTTAATTATTTAGAGGGGGTTACTGATTTAGCAACTGCACTTACTGGTTCTTTTGCTAAGATTAACATCACCGATATGAAAACTTTTGTGGGCGATGCTGCAAGAGTAAAGGTGTTTAGAAGGTCTCAATCAAACTTAACTGATTATGAGTTTGTTCAAGAGATTCAATTAGAATCAAACGAACTTCTTAGAGATATTGAAACAACAATTGCTAACGAAGAAAACTATGGTACTTTTACTGAAGATATCTTATCTCAATATTGGATAACTTCATCAAATGATTTTACAACTGAGTTCAATAGAAGTTTCTTATATAATTCAGCAAAATTAAATTCAACAACTGGAAACTACTTTATCACATCTCAAAGTTTTAGTGTTCAAAGTGGTGTTGAATATACATTGGATTTTAATGTAAAGAAAGGTAGTACAAATGGTACTCATTTCTTAAAAGCATTTTTAAGTGGTTCATTAAACGGAACTGCTAAATCACAAACTATTGTAAATATACCATCTTCGAATGCTATTTTACAAAAACAAAATTTTAGTGAAAATATAGTAGCGGATGGTTTTGATTCTGCTAAACTTTATTTTGAGGTTGGGGGTGATGATTGGTACATTAATAATGTAAGTTTGAAAGCATCGCAGGAAACATCGTTTTCTCCTGATGAAATTACATTTATACAACAAGTACCAAAGACATTACAAACCGAAACATTTGATTATAGATTTGAATTCTATGATATCAACAACAACTACATACCTGTATTAGTTGAAGAAACAAAAACATTTGATGGTGGTAACTTAAACCTTTTCAATAAGAGTATTACAATTACCCCAAACCAATTATATTTCACATTCGATTCCGCATCTAATCCATCCAATCCATTACCACCTTACACAATTGTATTTGATATTGAGACAAGTGTAGTAACGGGGTCGGTTAACTTCACATCAGGTGCATATGATGAGTTTGGAGATTACATTTCCGCATCAGAATATATTGGTGGGCAATATCCTGGTTTATTGTATGATAGAGAAACTGGAACTCCTACATTGCATGTATCCGATTTTACTGGTTCGAGAGATGATATCTTTGTTCAGTACATTAGATTCACTGGTGAGGTTGAGGGTGTATCCGATTCGGTGGTTATCTCAAGAGTTCAAGATGGTAAGGGTGGTGTAAACTTTGAGATTAGACCTTATAGAGGTACAATTATTAAGAACAAGTCTGATAAAGATTTGGAAGTTCAAGCAATCCGTATTGATGGCGTTAATGAAATTGTTTTAAGAGATGGATTACCACAAATTGGGTTCTCGGATGCAAAGTTAAGAATCTTAACATCATCGGTTGACCCATTCACATCTGAAATATCATCATCATATCTTTTACTTTCGGAAGCAACCGCTTGGGGAGTAATTCAAGGTGTAACTGCTGGTACAACTGGTAGTGGTGAAATTGATTATAATGCAGTATTCAATAGAGATTCAATTGATAGTGAATTGACTCTTTATTTAATGGATGGTCATACATCCGAATCAATTCTAACATCACTTATTTTAACCGATTTGCAAGATGGTTTGGATGGTGGTTATATTTCATTCGATGCCGAACAATTTGGTATTAAACCAAGAACTGAAAGAGAGTTCACACCAAACATTGGTAGAGTAACTGGTTCATTCTATCTAAGAGGAACAAACGAAAATCCTATTAGTGGAACATTGGATATCTACCCATCAATGTCTGTTGATATTGAAACCATAGAACCTACATATTATATGTTCTATGTTACCAACTCATTTGATAGAAGAATTGGTATTGAGGTAACTGACTTTGATAACAATATAATCAATAGTGGTATTCCTGGTCAAAATGGTATTCCATTCTATGCGGCAATTCCAACAAAACAATTAAATACTAAGTTTACCTATACTGAAGATATTACATCTTCATCCATTTCAACTGATAAAACATTCTTCGCAGTACCTGATGGTAACCCTGGTGATGATGCTATCTTAGTTAAAATTGACCCGAATCCGATTGTATTAAATGCGGACCAACGAGGTAGAGTATTTAACTATGATAAAGCAAATACTGAGGTAACCGTAACGCAAGGTGTTCTTCCATTGATATTCACTGGTAGTAAGAAACCTGGTACATTTACAACCGCATCAATTATTACAACTGGTATTGAGTTCTCTACCTTTGATGAAGTTGGTGGGGATGCATCAATGAGTTTGAGTGGATTCAGTAATATGAATGACCTTACTGCTAGTATTGAGTATGTATTGGAAATTCACCCATTCTTTACTGCATCTTTCTTTACGCAAAGTTATTTCCAACCGGTAGTAAAAAGTTTAGATGGTGCAGCTGCAATCAATATCGAATTGGAACCGACTGTTGTTTCAATTGTTACCGAAGAAAATGGTGGAGCATACAACTACTCATCAGCAAACACAACATTAAAGGTTAAGCAAGGTGATGAATATTTGGAATACAATTCATTGGAAATTCCTGGTACATTTACCGCATCATTCGCAACTGCAAATATTAGTGTAGGTTTAGTAACATCTTCAAAAACCGAAACAACCGAAAACGATTTGCATGATACACTTAATTTTGTATCAATGAGTAATATGACTTCGGATTCGGCAAGTATTGATTATAACATTACTATTAGACCTTTCTCAATTACAAATGGAATTGTAACTGGTTCACAAAGTATTGTTCGTAGACAACTTTTCACAAAACAAAAAGAAGGTGTAAAGGCAAGAAGTGTAAGTTTAGAAACAACATCTCAGACCGTTAACTTTGATGGTGATGGTGTAGTAACTTCACCAATTGGTTCAATCTTCTTAACCGCAACTCCATTCAATGTAACGGGTTCTCAGACCTATTATCAATTCTTCCAAGATGGATATGCGTATAGTACAATTGATGTTGATAACACATTTGAAATTGGTTCTGGTGATGCTACATCACCGGGTAACATTGCAACTTGGAAAGTTGAAATTAGAGATGGGGCAGCTGATTCACCGGTTGTAGCATCTGCGGAAGTAACCATTACTGGTATTAAGAGTGGTGCTAACAACTATCAAGTTTTCTTAACTAATCCATCACCAACTGTTAGAGTTGATGTTGATGGAACTACCAATTACACTCAGACCGGAACTCAAATTAAAGCATTTAAGGGAACCGAAGAATTAACTCACGTAACCAATTACTCATCACCAACATTAGATTTAGTTGGAGACCCGATTGGTGTGTTAGGAGAATTCTCAGCATCCATTTGGTCAAAGGATACATATATTACGCAACCAAACTATCCAGTAGGAAATCCCGCAACTGTTGCACCATTTACCTTCTGGTCTAATCCACAAGATAATGTATCCGCAACAATTGTTTATAAGGTTGATATCGAAGATGGTAGGGCAACTTATTTCTTATCGCAATCTATATCAACTGTATTCGAAGGACAGACTGGACCTGGTGTAGTATTTAGAGGTCCGTGGACTGGTTCTATTGAATACATCTACAACAAAGATTCTAAAAGAAGAGATGCGGTTCTTTGGAGTGAGAATGGTTCTGAACCTTATGACACTTACTACGCAACTAAAGATAGTGGTTCATCGTACTTAGTTCCATCTGGTTCTGCATTTGCACCTACAATTGGTGGTTCATTAAATGATTTATATTGGGAATCTTTAGGACAAGAAGAATTCTTCGTAGCAGCTAAGATAGCAATCTTCGAAGAATCATTTGTAAAGAATACAATCAATGTTGGACAACCATCAACGGCTTACGCAGTTAATCCACAAATCACAATATTTGGTGGAAGTAGTGAACCTTATATTGCAATAGGGCAAGGAACGCAGGGTTATGGATTCCAAGGAATCTTTATGGGTGTAACTGAAGATGGTGGACCAAACGGAACATCTGGAACTTCTGGATTATTATCATTAGAAGATGACACAGGTCAATCTTATTTGAGATGGGATGGATATAACTTAGAAGTTAAATCGGATAATGTTTTAATTGAAACAACTAACTTAACAATTGATTCTCAAAACGAATTAATATCAATTGGACAGGGTACTCAAGGATTTGGGAATGAAGGTGTATTCATTGGACAAGATGGTGTGGATTCTAAACTATCATTACGTGGTACTCCATCTGGTACAAACTTTAACGCATTGGAGTGGGATGGGTCTACTCTTACTTTAAGAGGTGCACTAAGACAAACATCAGCTGGTGTGATTGAACCATCTCTAAGAGGAACTTGGGCAAGTGGTACAACTTACTATCCGCAAGATTTAGTTCAGTACTTAGGTGAGACTTGGAGTTCGAATACTCAACATACTTCAACCAATGATACAAACGCATCAACTGGTGTGCCTGGTTCTGGTCCTTGGGTTATCGCTGCTGGGGCTGGTAAAGGTGTAACTTTATTGGCGGATACATATGTAATTGCATACGATGCATATGGTAATAACCCAACTCCATCTGGAACTCTTAACTTAATCGCATCTTCATCAAACTTTGTAAATGGGTTCTACAAATTTACTGGGGGTGGAGCTACATTTACCGATGAAACTTCATTTACCAATGGTTTAACTGCCAATACCGATACGGCTGCAGTTACAATCCCAACAACTTATTTCTCAACTCCACTTACATTCAAAGTTGCAGTTGCAGAAGGAGACCAGGTTGAAAAGGTAAGTGATACAATTACAATTGTTGCAGTTCAACCTGGTGCAGATTCTACACCAATGTACTTTATTACTCCTATTGCTGGTGGTACTCAATTAAAGAATAGTAGCGGTACTATTGAATTGCAAGTACAAAAATCAGATTCAACTGGATTAACTGATATAACTTCTGGTACTGATGCAAGAATCTATGATGGGGCAACTCTACTCGCAGCACAAACTGGAGTTACTGATGGTGGTAACGGGGTTGCCTATAATCCAATCATCGCTCCAAGTTTTATTACTGGAACTAAAACACTTACCCTTAAAGATAATAGTGGTAATGTGTTGGACACAATTACCTTAGTGGATGTAACGGATGGTTTAGGTGGAGGTTCATTTATTTCTCCAAACTTAAAATCAACGAGAAATCCAGCCGATAATTCATTCACTCCAACTCTATTACACGCAACCGCATCATTCTTTGATACTTCTGGAACGGAATATCAAGGTAGAGTTACAATCACTCCATCATTTAGTGGTGGTGTAGATAGAATGGCGGTTAGTACAAAAGTTGGAGATACTGAAGTGGTAATAACTGCCGGTGATGGTGATGGTGGTGTTGTAACATTGGGTGGGGCATCTGTACCTACTAAAGATATTGTATTAACCGCAGTATTCACCGACCCTGCTACTTCACAAACAACTACAATCAACGAAACATTCTACATCATATCCGATGGATTGGATGGATTGGATGCAATTACCGTAATCAACACAAATCAGGCACATACACTTCCATCATCCGATAGTGGAGTAGTTTCATCTTTTACGAATAGTGGTACAATCATTAAAGTATTTGAGGGTATTACACCATTGGATTATGTAACGGGTACTCCTGCTAGTGGTGAGTATAATATAACAGCTACTCAAAATCCAACCTCCATAGTGAGTACACCATCGATTAGTGGTAATGGTACGGATACTGCTACGGTTGCTGATTTTACCTCTATGAATAGTGGAACTGATTCGGTTACCATATCATACTCAATCTCAGGTAAAAGAACTAATGGTGAGGTATTTACTTCGGAAACCACTCAGACACTTACAAAAGCAAAAGCCGGTTCAGCTGGTGTTGGTGCATTTAACACACGCTTATCTGCGGATAATTTTGTTATTGCATATGATTCAAATGGAGCTAACCCAACTCCATCATCTATTTCGTTAATCGCATCTTCATCCAACTTTAGTAATGGATACTTTAAGTTTACGGGTGGTGGAGCTGCATTTACTGATGAAACTACCTTTACGGATGGTTTAACTGCGAATACCGATACGGCTACATTTACTGCACCATCTTCATACGCTAGTACACCATATACATTTAGAGTTGCGGTGGCAGATGGAGACCAAGCTGAATTAGCTAGTGATGTTATTACTGTTTCATCTGTAAAGCCCGGTGGTGATACATCTCCGTTATATTTCATTACTTCAATTGCAGGTGGTACTCAATTAAAGAATAGTAGTGGTACTATTGAATTGCAGGTACAAAAATCTTCGGTAAGTGGATTGAGTGATGTAACCTCTGGTACTGATGCAAGAATCTATGATGGGGCAACTCTACTCGCAGCACAAACTGGCGTTACCAATGGAGGTAATGGAGTTGAGTACAACCCTATAATTGCACCATCTTTCATAAATGGTACAAAAACACTTACCCTAAAAGATGGTAGTTTGAATGTATTAGATACCATTACCTTAGTGGATGTAACGGATGGTTTAGGTGGAGGTTCATTCTTATCACCTAACCTAAAAACTACTAGGAATCCAGTTGATAATACATTCGCTCCAACATTCCTATCAGCAACTGCTTCATTCTTTGATACATCTGGAACTGAATATACAAAACAAGTTAGAATCACACCATCATTTAGTAGTGTTGATTATATGGCAGTTGGAGCTGCTAGTGGTGATAGTGAAATTACCATTACGGCGAATGATGGTGATGGTGGAACTATTACATTGGGTGGAGCAGCGGTAGCAACAAAAGATACTGTATTAATTGCAACATTTACGGACCCTGCTACTTCTCAAACAACCACAATCACCGAAACTTTTTATATTATTTCGGATGGTGCAGATGGATTGGATGCAATCACTGTAATTTCTACTAACCAAGCACATACTTTACCTGCAGATTCTGCTGGCACAGTATCATCTTACGCTGGTAGTGGTACTACCATTAGTGTATATGAGGGAATAACTCAATTGGATTATGATGGAAGTGGAACCTCAAATAGTACTTGGACAGTATCAGCAACTCCAACAAATATTTCAGCAGGTGGTATAAGTGATAGTGGTAATAACGCGGTAGTTGCAGACCACTCAGGAATGTCAGCTACTCAGGCATCCGTTACTTACAATATTTCTGGTAAAAGAAGTAATGGTGATGCATTCACAGCTCAAACAATACAAACTTTAACTAAAGCAGTTTCTGGTACAAATGGTGTTAATGGTACTTCGGGTGTAAATGGAACAAATGGGGCAGCTGGAACTCCATCTGGTATTGTATATGCTGGAGCTTGGACATTACTTTTACCAGATGGTTCAACTCCTGATACAACGGATAAAGTTGCTTATTTGGCAGAGGAAACATTAAAGTATGTTGTTAAATATACATCGGGTGGTAGTAATTATTGGGTTTGTGCTACAACTCATAGATACACCGGTCCGGTTGTTTCCGCAGCTGGGTGGGTTGTTGATGATATAGCTTTGGAAAGTGGTACATACTATATATGTACAAATGATACGGCTGATGAACCTAGTGTTGACCCACCAAGTTGGACTGCTATTGGTTCATCGATTGCACCTGGAACTTGGACTGGTGGTTGGACATCATTTGGTGCAGAATTTACTTCAGTAGCAACTGATATTCTTTTTGCACAAGATGTTTACGCTGATAAGACAATAAATGTTGGTACTAAGGGTGGTACAACTCCTGTAATTGCATTGAATTCCGATGCGGATAACTCAAACGCTAATCCATTTATATCAATCGGACAAACCACACAGGGTTTCAGACAAAATGGAATTTATTTAGGATATGATGCTGGTTCACCTGTTCTTTCGTTTGTAACATCTTCAGCTGGAGTTCAGTCGTACTTCATATATGAATCTGGTTCCATCACTTTATCAGATGCCAACTTTACGGGTACTGGTTCTATTATTGAAGGTTCGGAAATTAGAGTTGGTGAAACTTCACCGGGTTCTAATTCTTACAACTTTAGAGTTGATACATTAGGTAACTTATTTGCAAACTCTGGTTCATTTAGGGGTACCATTGATGCAACTGGCGGTAATATTGGAGCGTGGGATATCACTTCAGATTATTTAGCATCAACGGCCGGTAATATTACATTTGATGCGGTTGAAGAATCTATTATTGTAACTGACACCGGTGGTAATGTTAGATTCAATGCAAATACGGAAACATCATTACCATCTTTGGGTGGTGCAGCTGCTACTCAAACAAGTAATATTAGCACTACAAATCTTAGTGTTTTACAATCAATGGCTGGTGTACAATCTGGAACTGTTTATAGGTCTGGTGCATCAGCATTTACTGCAGCATTATCTGATAAACATAGATTGCAATATTCTTATAGTGGTGGTACCGCATCATGGGTAAGTGCAACTGGTCAAGGGGCATCTGGGAACCTAAGTTTTACATTACAACTAACAACCAGTGGAACTGGTGGGGCTGGTACTGTAGTTGCTTCAAGTACTACACTTACCAAATATGCATCTGGATATGATATTTATGGTTCGGTATCTGTAGCCGGTGATACTAAAATAACATTATCAGATGGTTCAATTAAATTAGCAAAAGATATCCTTACAACTGATTTAATTTTAGCATGGGATGAAATTAATAATCAATATTCAACTGCAAGTATATCTGAAATATTAACCAGAAAAGTAGAAAAATTCTTTAGAGTTAAAGTTGGAGATAAAATAGTCGATGTATCGGATTCTCACGGATTCTGGATTGATGGTGGTTGGTTAATTAAAGTTCAAGATATTATAGTTGGTGAAACTGAAATTTATATAAAGGATGGTAATGATAAAAAATTCCAAGTAGTAGATTCGGTTGAAGAAATATATAAAGAAATAGATGTTTATACTTTCAGAGTTCCTGAATTTGCCAACTATGTATCAAATGATATAATTTCTCACAACCCGATTGGTTATACCCCAATGACGGATATTGAATATATACCAACAACAACATTTACAGCTACAGCCACTCTAACAAGCGGTAATAGTTACTATGCTCATATGAAAATACAATATGGGTTAAGTGTTTATGTAAATGAGATTGGATATGAAGCAGAAATAGATGTAGACTTAAACTCAGGTCCCGCTACACTTTCTCCACTAACCGCCGGTACTATTGTAAATGGGGGTGGATTTCAGGCGGTGGTATCATCTACTGCATACTTCAGAGTAGTTAGTAATGATGCAAAACAATTTGGTTCTTCTATTGGTTATTATACGGATTTGAGAGGTGGAATTGCTGTGGATGCTGTATATGGTGCTGGTGGATTCTCACCAGTAACTGGTGTGGGGGGTGCATGGAATGTTGCAGGACACCCATACCTAATTAAAGGTGCAGCTATCATAACATTTACGGATGCAGCAGAAACCACACATGGTTCTGGTACAGTTCGATTGTCAGCTGGAAACTTTACAAGTATTACTGGAACAACTCAAGGTATTTATAATATTAATATAACATCAGTAACTGCAAATGCTGCAAATACATCTGGTAAATACGCATCTCTTATAGCAACTGGAAGAGCTGCTGCCGGTGGTGGTGGTATTGGTGAAGCAGCTATGTTAGGAGTAGAATCTCAAGCTCCATCTAGTGGTACTGGACAACTTACGGTTTGGAATGGTAAACCAAACGCAAGTATATTACGAAATTTACAAAGTTTACAATTATTAATTTTACACTAATGGCTGATACAATAGGAAACATAGTTATTTTCAAAGACCCAAATCCATACGATGAATTGAATTTTGGGTGGTTAATACCGGCAACTCATTTAGGAGTTCCATTGGAATACATCGCTGATAAAGATGTTCCAAATGGAATGCCGTATAAAATTGTAACACAAAGTTTATTACCAGTAAACTTTTTTAATCAAAAAGAATTTTATACATTTGATTTCTCAGAACCAGATGGTATTGGGTCTGGTTCATTTGTATATAGACATGATAATCAAACTTATACAATTACTGCATCTTTTACAGGTAGTTATGAAGATTGGAAGGAGGTAAACAATGTTTGAGTTTAATAAAGATAGAGCATTAATTCTTTTTAAGAATGAAATACGAGCTCAAAGAGACGGAAAGTTTTCAGATTTGGATGTTCAATTTATGAGAGCTGTTGAAACGGGTAATACCACACTACAATCTCAAATAGCTGCACAAAAACAAACATTAAGAGATTTAACGGATATAACTACTTCTCAGTTTGAAACACAAGAAGATTTACTAAATATTTGGCCAACTGATATTTTGGGAAATTGTCCTTTTAAGTAAAAACTATATACTTATATATAAACATATAATTCGTTATGGAACAAAAACAAGAAAGCTTAAAGCCGGAATTAGTAAATTTACTAAAACAAATCCAAGAAGAACAAAACAATATGGTTATTGCTTTGGGACAGGTTGCTGTTCGTAGAAGAGACCTTCAAAAGCAAATGGATGAACTTTCTAAAAAAGAAGAAGAGTTTGGAATTAGATTAGATGAATCATTAAATCATATGAATTCACAACTTTCTGAGTTGGATAAATTATATCCCAACGGACAAATCGATTTAGAGCAAGGTATAGTTATTTACTAAAATAAATTTGGTAAATCAAAAACTTTTTCGTATATTTGCACAATAGTGTAGATATACCAAAAAAAATAATCTATGTCAAAGAAAAAATTGTTATATGTAGCATCCCACCTTTCAACTGGGGGAATGCCACAATACCTTCTAAAGCAAATTCAAGTTTTCAAAGATGAGTTTGATATAGAAGTTGTAGAATACAACAACCATAGTGGGGGTGTGTTTGTAGTCCAAAAAAACCAAATAAATGATTTGGTTAAACTACACACATTAGAAGATGATAAAACTAAGTTAGTTGATTTGGTAAAATCAATCAAACCCCACATCATTCACTTTACCGAAATACCTGAACACTTTATTGGAACCAACATATTGGATAAACTATGGGATACCAAACGAAAGTATTACATAGTTGCATCAACACATGGTAGTGGAACCAATCCAGACGAAATCAGATATCAACCAGATAGGTATGTTTTGGTATCGGAATGGAGTAGAAGAAAATTTGAACATTTGGGTATTGATACAACTGTTTGGGAATATCCTATCGATACAATTGAATACGATAAATCTGAATTCAAAAAAGAATTGGGATTTGAAGAAGATTGGAAGCATGTTCTAATGGTTGGATTATTTACGCCCGGTAAAAATCAAAGTGAGATATTCAATATAGCTAGACAATTAGAAAAGTTCAAAATCAAATTTCATTTTGTTGGAAACCAAGCTATGAACTTTGAATCATATTGGAAACCACTAATGGAATTCAAACCCGATAATTGTATTGTTTGGGGTGAAAGACAAGATGTGGATAAGTTTTACAAAGCATCCGATATGTTCTACTTCAGTTCAATATTGGAATTGAATCCACTCTCAATTAAAGAAGCATTGGGGTATGGATTAGAATGCATCTTCCGAAAGTTGGATACATACTTAGATACCTATGACTCAAATGAATTGGTTACCTATATTGATGATAATTTGGATAAAACCAAACGAATTATATTAGAAAAATTAATGCCGGAATTTAATCAAATTCCTGGTTGGTTTTCTTACCAACAAATTTATGATTCGGTTGTAGAAAGTGGGAATAACAACTCTTTATTTGTTGAGTTGGGTAGTTGGTTTGGTAAATCAACAAACTATATGGCAACCAAAATAAAGGAATCGGGTAAAACAATAAACTTTACCGCTATTGATACTTGGAAAGGTACTGATGATGAAATCCTACACCAAAACATAGTTGGTTCATATGGTGGTGATATATTCTCTGAGTTTATGGAGAATACTATTTTGAGTAAGAACTATAAAGGATTAAACTTAATCAAAGATACATCAGAAAACGCATCTCAGCAATTTCCTATGTGTAGTATCGATTATATGATGATTGATGCTGGGCACGATTACGATTCAGTTAAGGGGGATTTGAATAGATGGTATCCAAAGATTAAACCTGGTGGAATTATTAGTGGTGATGATTTTGCTACAAATATTTTCGAAGAAGTTACACAAGCCGTTGGTGAATACTTTTATGACCAAGTTACTATGGTTGGTTATAATTGGTTTAGAAATAAACCAAAGATTCAAATCAAACATTTGTTGACAAGACCGGATGATTTGAGAGAACAAATCAGTATTGAATCAATCAGACAATTGGCACAATATGGTATCATATACGAACCAATGGTAAACGAACCATACACACAACCAGCACCCGCTGAGTTTTGTAGGAGACCGGAACATCTAAGTAAAGATAATAAGCCGGGTGAGTTATACACTGGAGCTGGATTGGGTTGGATAACTGGTGGACACTACGGATGTTATATGGCTCACCGAAGAGCATTGGAAACAATGGATGACAAATTTGATTACACTCTTATCTTTGAAGCAGATGCATATATTTTCACTGGGTTAAAAGAGTTTGTTGATATCATTCATAAGGCGTGTTTTATTTCTGAGAGAGATAAAGTTCCTTACATTTCATTTGCGGATAATCCATCTCGTTCTAAGGAAAAAATTGATGAGTTATTTTCCAAAACCGCATCAAATCAAGACCTTGCTCACGCATACTTAATTCCCAATAGAGAAAAACAATGGTGGTTGGATAGAATCAATGATTGTGAATGGGATGTGGCTGATTTATGGTATAACCATGTGTTCTTCCACCATCATAGACCTCGTTACACAACTAACAAAGTTTACTCAAAGCAAGCGGAAGGATTTTCATTATTGGATTTAACTAACAAAACTTGGAAATGATTTACGATAAATTAAAAAAGAATCTAAACAACATTGTTGATATTTCCAATAGAATTATCATCAGTTTCATCAATGGACCTAAAGTAGAAATTTTAGGTAATAATGATTTAGAATATAGTGTTCAGTTTATAAACAATAAAAACAATGAGATAATTTTTGAAAGTAAAATCAGAAATAATCATTGGACTAAGTGTAGTATTGAGTATTTTATTGATTGGAGAATCAACATATTTCAAAATGGTGAATTGATAAAAACTTACAACTATAATGCAAATGGTAAACGAGTATTTATCGCATTGGATTCAAAAGCATTGGGAGATACATTGGCATGGTTTCCATACTTTGATGAATTTAGAAAAAAACATAATTGTGAATTAGTTGTATCAACATTTCACAATAATATGTTTAGACATCAATATCCTCATATTGAATTTGTGGAACCTGGTTCAGTTGTTCAAAACTTATACGCTATGTATTGTGTTGGATTATTTTATACATCCGATGGTAGTGTAAACATTTACAAAAACCCAAATGATTTCAAAACACAAACAATGCAAAAAATGGGTTCTGATATTTTGGGACTGGAGTATAAAGAAATTAAACCACTTCTTCCACAAAAGAATATTAAGAAAGATGATAAGTTAATCACTATTGCAATTCACGGAACCGCACAACCAAAATATTGGAACAATCCAAATGGTTGGCAGGATGTGGTAGATTGGTTGAACAACAGAGGTTATACAGTCAAACTACTTTCAAGAGAAGGAAATGATTATATGGGTAACAAACATCCAAATGGAGTTATCCAACATCCAAACGGACCTATTGAAAAGGTAATGGATGAGATGAGAAAATCAAAAGCATTCATTGGTATTGGTAGTGGATTAAGTTGGTTGAGTTGGGGGTTGGGAACTAAGACGGTATTGATTAGTGGATTCTCCTACGATTGGGCAGAAATGCAAGATTGTGTTAGAATTGGTACACCTGAAGGAAAGTGTAGTGGATGTTTTAATCGATTAAGATTAGATGCTGGTGATTGGAATTGGTGTCCAGACCACAAAGGAACCGAAAGACAATTTGAATGTACTAAATCACTTACATCAGAAATGGTAATCAAAGAATTAGAAAAGTTCTTATGAAGAAAGTTTGGATGAATGGTTGTTTTGATGTTCTACATCATGCTCACTTCAAAATGATTGAGTTCGCATCTACCTTTGGTGATTTAGTTGTAATTGGAATTGATTCCGATAGACGAGTTAAAGAACTAAAAGGTGAAGATAGACCTTTCCATTCTCAAGAAGAACGAAAATACAATTTAGAAAGAATCAAAGGGGTTAGTAGAGTGTTTATATTTGATTCATCTCAATTGTTAGAAGAATTAATAAAAACTTACGAACCTGATGTATTTGTTATCGGTTCGGATTATAAGAATAAACCAATCGTTGGTGAACAATATGCTAAATCAATTGTTTACTTTAATCGAATGGTGGAGTTCAGTACAACTAAAATATTAACAAATGAGTAAAGTATTGGTTATTGGAGAAGTATGTACAGACATCTTCATTTATGGAGATACCCCACGTCTTTCACCCGAAGGACCTGCACCTGTATTTCTTCCGAAGAGAGAAACTTACACTTTGGGAATGGGAATGAATGTGGTATTAAATCTAAAATCATTGGGAATGGATGCCAACTTCACAAACCAACTTCAACCCATCACAAAGACACGATATATTCACGATTCATCAAACACATTGTTATTAAGACTTGATGAAGAAGAGAATATTGATAATGTTGGTGAAAGATTAACAGAGATAGATTTTTGGGAATACTCAATGGTAGTAGTATCAGATTACAACAAAGGATTCCTAACTGAAGAAGATATTGCATATATCGGATTCAAACACCCAAATGTAATTTGTGATACAAAGAAAAAGTTGGGTGAATGGTGTAGGGATTTACGATTCATTAAACTCAATCGTTCTGAATATGAAAACAACAAAGATTTTATTCAACAAAACGATTGGATTTTAGAAAAGTTAATAATTACATTAGATAAGGATGGGTGTATGTACAATGGTACAAAATATCCAACCGAACAAGTAGAGATAATGGATATATCAGGAGCTGGTGATACATTTGTAGCAGGATTTGTGAAAATGTTCTTAGATACTGAAGATATTCCAAAATCAATACAATTCGGAAATCGTTGTTCAGCTCAAGTTGTACAAAAACGAGGTGTAACAACAATAGATTACGAAAATTTATAAATTATATATTTATATATGAATTCAAAAACAATTTTTAATTAAAAATATTATGGCAACAGAAGAAATTCAAAAAATCGATTTGGTTACAAGAGAACTTGATGAGAGTGTAGTAACCCCAATCAAAGAAACCAATGGTAAACTTCAACAATTGGTTAATGTATTCGGACAACTCTATTTGAGAAGAAAAGAGTTAGAAGATGAGTTGGTTAAATTGGATGAAGGTGTTGAGAGAGCTGAAGAAGATTTCAAAAAACACAATGAGGAATTAAGAGAGTTAGTTAACGAACTTGAGAAAGAATATCCAGGCGGACAATTGAATCTTGAGAAAGGAACTGTAACTTTCAATCCAGATGCTAAGAAGCAATCGTAACTAAAAGAGTAAACTCTTATATTTATATAGTATAAAGGAAAAAGAATACTATATAATGAACGAACTATCTCAGTTTTTAGTAGAAAGTATATTAGGGGAAGCGGACAGTGTAGACAACCTCGTTGTAGTTTACGCTGGCCGCTTTCAACCTTTTCATAAGGGTCATTACGCAACTTATTCGCACTTAGTAAAGAAGTTCGGAAAAAATAATGTTTATATCGGAACATCTAATAAAACCGATAATCAAAAATCTCCATTCAATTTTAAGGAAAAGAAAGAAATAATGACAACGATGTTTGGTGTTCCATCAAACAAAATCGTTGAAGTTAAAAATCCATATCAACCTACTGAAGTTATGAGTAAGTTTGATAAGGATACTACTGCGTTCATTACCGTAGTTGGTAAGAAAGATGCAAGTAGATTGGGTGGTAAATACTTTGAACCATATAAAGATGGTAAAGAGTTAGAAGGATATAGAGATAGAGGGTATGTTTACATTGCACCAGAACAACCAAATGGTGTAAGTGGTACCGAAGTTCGAATGGGATTGAGACGAGGTTCTGACGAGGATAAGAAAGAGTTTTTTACCAAAAGAGCATATGGTAAGTTCAATCCTAAAATATTCAAATTTATTGCTGGTAAATTAGCACAACTTCCAGAGATTACATCTGAAACCATTTGGATTCCAAAACACATAGTTGAAAGTTGGTTAATCGGTAATGTTGAACTAATCAAAGAAGCATCATCTATTATTGGTAAAACCGAAGTGGATGATGGACCTAATTTCCTTTTCCCATCATATGCATCGTTTGAAAAGATTTCACAAAGACGAGCTGAGAAAATTGGAATGACTGTTCTATCGCAAATTATGAGTGATGAACTTACTGATATTGACCCACACCCAATTTATCCAAAAGGACCTGTAAAAGCAGTAACTCCATTCCCTGCAGGTGTGATTGGTAAGGTAACCGCAACCAACCAAAAAGATTACTATGGTTCAGTTGCATATAACAAATGGTTTAAGCATGTTAGTAGAGTTGCTAGTTTAGTTGGATACTCTTTAGTAGATTCAATTGATTTGGATACTGATAAAATTGAAGCAGAAAAAACAAAAAAGATTACTGGTGTAAAATTACCTGTTATTAAGGAGGATATCACTATACCTGTAAACATTGGTGATACTATCTTAATGGGTAAATTCAAAAACAAAAAAGTAGTTGTTAAATCTATTGGTAAAGATGAGTATGGAATGCCAACTATCAATGGTAAGAAAGTAGCAACTTTCCGAATGATTAAAGAAGGTAACGAAATCGAATTTAATTATTTGAATGAATCTGATATTGTTAAGTTAAATAACACATTAGGAATTGAAAGGGGTGAACTACCTCAAATACCAAAAGATTCAATCGAAGAATATTTGGGATATTTGGAATCGAATGGAATTCAATTCGAAATCCAATCTCAGCCGGTAGCATCTTTGAATTCAACGCAAACCGAAATCAATTTTGATAAGGTTAGAGATATGATGATTGATGATGATGTAAATAACACACCAATCATTGTATCTAAAGATGATTATATCTTAGATGGACATCATAGAGCATTAGCAGCATTTAATTCTGATAAAGAATCAGAAATACCTGTAATTAAAATTGATTTACCAATCGATGAGTTGATTGATGTATCAAATGATTTTAATGGTTCATATAACGAAGATTTAGATGAACAAACTCTAAATGAATTCAATGGTGTTAGATTTGATGTAATTGGATATGATAAGAATGGTAAACAAGTTGATATGTATCTTCCAAGAGCAAGATTCGGGTTTATGAAAAACATCGTACATGCTTCAGCTGATAGATTATTCAAAAGTGGTATCTCAAAAGGTAATGGTATTAACTACATTGAAATTTACTATGATAAACATCATTTAGGAACTATTAGATTACCACAAAAATTCACTAAAGGTAAAGATTGGGATAAATTACCAATCAACGAAATCCCAATGGCGGATTTGGTAAAGATTGATTCATTCGCAGATAAACAACTAAACCCAGTAGATGTAGTTCTAACTGACAAACATTTCTTCGATAGATTAAATGACCCTCGTAATGGTAAAGAAATCTCAAACGCAGAGTTGATTGGATTCTTTAAGAGATTGGGTAAGAATAAAAAGAAATTTGTTGAATTCTTAAACCAATATGGTCAAATCGTAGCAAAGGATAATAGAACGAATATCAACATTCCATTTATGAAGCAGGCGAACAAAGTAATCGCTAAAACCATAATGAGAAAATCTGATTTCAAAACATCTTCACCTGAATATGAATTCGAAGCTAAAAAGAATGATGAGTTTGAATACAACGAACCATACGCATTGGGTGGTGGAATCTCTGAAGCAAACGCAGTAAGTGGTGGTAAAGTTCACAAATACATTACTGGTAAAAATCTTACACTCAAAGGTAAGAAGTATTCAGATATTGAATTTGAAGTATTGGGTATTGATAACAAATCTCAGTTAGTTAAACTTAAAGTTCTATCTCCAAAGAATTTATTCGGTGAGGAAATCAATGTTCCATTCAAAACAATTAGAAGAGGACCATTTATTAAAACCAACACAAATATTAGTGAAGGTTTACTAACTGAAGGTGGGGCATACGGACATATGAATCATCCATTTGATACTGAAATCAATTTAACTTTCGGACAATTAAAAGATATTGTAAATAAAGCATTAGAAGGTAACTTAGAACTAACGAGAGAAAAAACCGATGGACAAGCATTGGCAATCTCTTGGGTAAATGGTAGATTGGTTGCTGCTAGAAATAAAGGACACTTAAAGAACAAAGGAGCTGGTGCATTGGATATCAATGGGGTAGCAATGAAGTTCGCTGGTAGAGGTGAGTTAGAGAAAGCTTACAACTTCGCAATGAAAGACCTTTCAAAAGCAATCTCCAAACTTTCGGAAAAACAAAGAGAGAAAATATTCAAAGGTGGGGCGTGTTTTATGAATTTGGAAGTAATCTATCCAACTTCTGTTAATGTAATTCCTTACGGACAAGCACTCTTAGTATTCCACGGAACAATGGAGTATAATGAGGATGGTATTGCAATTGGTGAGAATCAAGAAGCAGCTAAAATATTGGCTGGTATGATTAAACAAATCAACGCAGATGTTCAATCCGCTTACACAATCCAAGGCCCACCTGTAACTAAATTACCACAAAGTAAAAACCTATCCTCATTAAAAGGAAAGTATAATTCACAAATCTCAAAACTTCAATCTCAATTTAAGTTGAAGGATAGTGATGGAATCGCAGATTACCATCAAGCTTGGTGGACTGATTTTGTAACTAAGAAATCACCATCAACTTTAGATAACAAAACCTTAATGGGATTGGTTAAGAGATGGGCATTCTACGATAAATCATTTAGATTGGATAGTAAGAATATTTCAGACCCAAAAGTATTAGATTGGGCTCAAGGTATCGATAAAAATGACCACGCTAAAATAGCTAAAGATAACATCAGACCATTTGAAGATATTTTCTTAGGTGTAGGTTCAGATGTACTTTCATTTATGAGTTCAGTACTTACCGCAAATCCTAACTCAGCAGTTAGGGATATGAAGAAACGATTAGACCAAACTATCGCTGATGTTAAGAAAGGTGGAGACCCAAAGAAAGTTGCAAAACTTAAATTGGAGTTGGAAAGATTGAACGCAATCGGTGGTAAAGATAAGATTGTTCCAAACGAAGGAATCGTATTTGTGTATGGTGGAAAAACTTTCAAATTGACCGGAACCTTCGCACCATTGAACCAAATCTTAGGATTATTTTACGAATAGTAGAAAACCCAATACTTATATATATAAGTATATAAAATAGGTTTATGGCTGAAAAGGGATTCAATAGAAAGTTCATGCATCCAACTCGTAGAAAGTTGGCTGATATGGTTTTCACTGGTAAATACGAAAAGAACACTCAAATAGGATTTTCCGATGCAAAAGAAGAAACCAAACGCAATGTTGGTGATATTTGGGAAGATAAGGATGGTAATGTTTGGGAACAAAAAGAGTATGGTAAAGTAAAACAATCTAAACTCAGTAATACAATGGTTGAGGTTAGAAAGTATCTTCAACAATTAAATACTTGCAAAGCAACTGATTGTGATGTAAGTGGAAGGTTCTCTAAATCAGATAAAAAACTCATTTCAAAGACCGGTTATTGTGCTGGTTGTTTGGCTAAGAGAGAACTACAAATCAAACAAGATGGTTTATGGGAAGCATACGAACAATATAGAGTTTACTCTAATATGGCAGCGTATGGAACTGAGGTTTTGGAAAAGTGGAATCAAGCCTTAAATGAAGTTACCAATATTCACGAATACATCAACGATGATGGTTCGATTGAAAAGTGGTCATCAAATGAGGATGTCCAAACTTTGAGAGTACAAATTGAATCCGATATTGAAAATGGTAAGAAGGAACTTACCGAAGTTATTGAAAAAAGAAACGCTGCATATGAATTGTTGAAAGACAAGAATTATGAGTTAGTTACTAAACTTTAATTTTAGAAACAATGAAGGATAATAAGGTTTATTTAATTTTGATTGTTATTTTAGGATTTGTTGGTTACACTATGTTCACAATGAGAGATATTAGAACCAATGTGGAATCCTTCAATCAAAAAATAGATTCTATCCAAAATGATATTGATTCAATTGCGTTAGTAAATTCGGAATTGGATAACAAGATAGAATCGTTACATTCTGAAATTGAACTTATTGATGGTGATATCAGTAGAGTTCAAAATAACATTTATACCATAAAGCAGAATACAGATGAAAAAGTTAATAATGTTGATGTTCTTACTTTTAATGAGCTTGTCGAGTTTTTCTCAAACCGTTACTCAAACAGACTCGATAGTAAGACTGGAAGTTCCGATAGTAAAGCTGGTAATTAAGGATTTAGTTACCTTTGATGGTACTGTTTTGGAATTAACCGAAACAAAACGATTATTGGATTTATCTAATGATAAATTGTTATTGAAGGATGAGGTAATTGTTAACTTAAATACCAAAGTTCAGAATTTGGAAACTATCATCACTAAAAAGGATGAACAATTTAAGTTGGAACGAGAAAAATCAGAACAACTCTTAAAAGAGTTAAAGGGGCAACGAAGAAAAACATTTTTCTATAAAGTGGGAACTTTTATAGGAGCTGGGGCACTTACCCTTTTATTAGTAAGATAATTTATGGCTGAAGCTAAAAAGACATTAAAACAAATTATCGCTGAGGAATATCAGAGGTGTGCAAAAGACCCGATATACTTTATGCGAAAGTATTGTATGATTCAACATCCGGTGAGAGGAAAAATTCCCTTTCACCTTTTTCCGTTTCAAGAAGATACACTTACTCAATTCAAAGACCATCGTTACAACATCGTATTGAAATCTCGCCAAACTGGTATCTCAACACTAACCGCAGGATTCTCTTTGTGGAAAATGTTATTCAATGATGATTACAATGTATTGGTAATTGCAACCAAACAAGAGGTAGCTAAGAACCTTGTAACGAAGGTTAGGGTGATGAACCAATACTTACCTTCTTGGTTAAAGTTAACAACCGTAGAAGATAACAAACTATCTCTGCGATACTCAAATGGTTCACAAATAAAAGCAACTTCAGCAGCTGGAGATGCCGGTCGTTCTGAAGCACTATCCCTTTTAGTATTTGATGAGGCAGCCTTCATTGATAAGATTGAAGAAATTTGGATTTCTGCACAATCTACTTTATCAACTGGTGGTTCTGCTATCGTACTATCTACGCCAAATGGTGTCGGTAACTTCTTCCACAAAACTTGGGTAGGTTCTGAAGATGGAACTAATGGATTCAATAACATCCGAATTCATTGGAGTGTTCACCCTGAAAGGGAGCAAGCATGGAGAGATGAGCAAGAGGTTCTATTAGGACCAAAAGGAGCAGCGCAGGAATGTGATTGTGATTTTGTTTCTTCGGGTGATTCAGTTATTGACCCACAACTATTACAATTCTACAAAGATACCTATGTACAAGAACCAGTTGAAAGAGGTGGATTCGATGGTAATCTTTGGAAATGGGAATATCCAAACTATTCAAAATCATATATGGTTGTAGCGGACGTTGCGAGGGGAGATTCTTCCGACTACTCCGCTGCGCATGTAATTGATGTTGAGGATTCATCTCAAGTAGCAGAATATAGAGGTAAGTTGGATACAAAGGATTTTGGAAATTTCTTAGTAGCATTAGCAACCGAATACAATAACGCATTGTTGGTGATTGAAAACGCAAATGTTGGATGGGCAGCTATTCAACAAGTAATCGATAGAAACTATTCTAATCTTTACTATATGAGTAAGGATTTGAAATATGTGGATGTGGAGAATCAATTATCAAACAAATATCGTTCTGAGGATAGGGGAATGGTGGCTGGATTCTCAACAACATCAAGAACTCGTCCTTTGATTATCTCAAAGTTGGAAGAATATGTTAGAGAAAAATCTATCACAATCCGTTCAGTAAGAACCATTGATGAGTTGTTCACATTTATTTGGAACAATGGTAGAGCTGAAGCAATGCGAGGTTACAATGATGACCTTACAATGGCATTGGCAATCTCACTTTGGGTAAGAGATACAGCTCTTAGATTAAGACAAGAGGGGATTGATTTAACAAAACAGGCACTTAATGGTATATCTTCATATACTTATACTGGGATATATGGTGGAAACGATATAGATGAAAACCCTTGGCAAATGAAAATTGGAGATTCCGTTGAGGACCTATCAAAATGGTTATAATTTGGAATTATGATATTTATATAGTATAAGTAATTATTTGATTTTACACATGGAAAATTATACTTCTCAACTTTACAAAGAATTTAAGAATATCCACAAAGAGGATATTTTAGAATACGATGTGGAAAATTACTATGACTTAAAAGAATTTGTTGATTTTTTGAATAACTTAAAAGAAGATATCAACGAAGCTGAATATCAAGGTAGAGAAGTAAAACTTAACAAACCTATGAGAGGTGATGTTAAAAAATTCAAAGTTTATGTTAAAAATGAAAAGGGAAATGTTGTGAAGGTAAACTTTGGACATGGTGGTTCTTCTGCTAAAGCAGCGGGAGAAGAAACTATGAGGATTAAGAAAGATAATCCAGACCGAAGAGCAGCATTTAGAGCTAGACATAATTGTGATAGTCCTGGTCCGAGAACCGGAGCAAGATATTGGAGTTGTAAAGCTTGGTAAAAATAAAGGTTATAAAATAAAGAAACAAAATGGCAGAACAACAAAATAGTTCATTCTTTCAGAGACTAACGAAACTCTTCTCCACCCAAGCGGTTGTAACAATCGATGCGGAAGGTAAGAGAAAGATTAAGGATGTCGATGATAGACAGCAGGGTAGTACCAACTTAATGAATTTAAGAGATAGGTACACTAAACTTCAGCGTTCATTCTATGGTGACCAAATGGCAGCCCAATCAATGGCATATCACCAAGTTCGTAGAGAATTATTTAGAGATTACGATGCTATGGATAATGACCCCATTATCTCATCCGCATTAGATATCTACGCTGATGAATCTACTTTGAAAAATGAGTTTGGAGAAGTAGTTCAAATCAAAACACAAAACGAAAGAGTTAAAGAAATCTTAGAAAACCTTTTCTATGATATTCTTAATGTAGAGTTTAACCTTTGGGCATGGACTCGAAATATGGTGAAATATGGTGATTTCTTTTTATCATTAGAAATTCAGCCAGGCAGTGGTATCATTAATGTAAAACCACTTCCAGTTTACGAAACTGAAAGATTGGAGAATACTGATGCAAACAATCCAAACTATGTAAAGTTCAAAGTTAACCATGACCCAAATGGTAAGGGTGAGTATGAGAACTTTGAAATCGTTCACTTCCGTTTATTATCAGATACAAACTTCCTTCCTTATGGTAAGGCAATGATTGAGAATGGTAGAAGAATTTGGAAGCAGGTTTCTTTGATGGAAGATGCGATGTTAATCCATAGAATTATGAGAGCTCCGGATAAAAGAGTTTTCAAAATTGATATTGGTAACATACCACCGCAAGAAGTAGATAACTACATGCAGAAGATTATCAACAAAATGAAGAAAACTCCATTTGTTGACAAGAATACTGGTGATTACAACTTAAAGTATAACATCCAAAACCTAACCGAAGATTTCTTCTTACCTGTTAGAGGTGGTGATAGTGGTACTGAGATTGATTCATTGGGTGGATTACAATACACCGCAATTGAAGATATCGATTACCTAAAGAACAAAATGTTCGCAGCTCTTAAAATTCCAAAAGCATATTTGGGATATGATGAGAATGTAAATGGTAAAGCAACTTTGGCAGCAGAAGATGTTAGATTTGCAAGAACGATTGAAAGAATCCAAAGAACATTAGTATCCGAACTTACTAAACTTGCTGTTGTTCACTTAGCATCACAAGGTATTGAAGGTTCTGATATGGTTGATTTCGAATTGAATTTGGTAAATCCATCTACAATTTATGAACAAGAGAAAGTAAACCTTTGGAGTGAAAAAGTGAGATTGGTTTCTGATATTACTCAATTGAATATGATTTCAAAAGAGTGGGCATATGAGAACATCTTTAATATGAGTAAGGATGAAATCGACCATCAGAAAACAAATCTTATCAATGATATTAAGGATAGATATCGTTATCGTATGATTGAGGATGAGGGTAATGACCCTGCGGTTCAATCAGAACCATCGGATGTTGAGAATGAGTTGGAAGAATTAAAAACCGAACTCAGTAACAAAGGTGGTAGACCAAGAGAGGGTAACACTTATGGTAAAGATAAACACCCATATGGTAGAGACCCATTAGGAGCAAAGGAAAATCAAAAAGCACTTAAAAAAGAAGTTTCATCTGAAAAAATGGCCCATAAATTAGCCAAAGAATATGTAAATGGAATTTCAGCAAAGAAGAGAGTAATTTCTGAAAAGAAGGACTTTTTGAATGATGACAATTTGTTAGACGATTAAAAAATTAATAAATAAAAATAAAGTTATATTTATATACGATAGATTTTCGTATAGGAATATATTATTATAGGATAAAAAAGTAATGAAGAGGGTAAAACATTCAAAATTCAAAAATACGGGTATTCTATTTGAGCTACTTGTGAGGCAAATCACATTGGAGGTCTTAAATGGTGATACTACCGAAAAGGCGAAGAAAATTGTTAAAGAGTTCTTCTCTTCCAGCACGGAATTGAACAAAGAACTTAGACTATATGATTTGCTTATAAAAGAAAGATACAATTCAGAATCAAGAGCTGAGAAATTCATTGATACTGTCAATGAAGCTCACGATAGAATTGACCAAAATAAACTACAAAGAGAGAAGTATAATCTTATCAAAAAGATTAACGAATCATTCAATATGGATGAGTTCTTATCTTCTCCTATTTCGAACTATAAAGTTCTTGCATCTATCTATAAGATTTTTGAATCGAAGAGATATACCGATTATGATGTAAAGGATGTATTTAACTCAAAAATTACCCTCATTGAGAATATCACATCAAAACCATCAACATTGGTAGAAACAAAAGATTCGGCAGATAAAATTGTTGAATCATATAAAAAGCAAGACAAAGATTTAAGATTACTTACCTATAAAATCTTAGTTGAAACTTTCAACAAAAAGTATTCTAATTTAGATGAAAATCAAAAACAACTATTAAAGCAGTATATTAACAATATTACTAATACTACTGGATTTAAGTCTTATGTTGAAAAAGAAATCCCATCTATTGTTGCTGAATTAAATCAAATTCAAAAGCAAATCAAAGATAAAGTAACTAAAATCAAATTATCAGAAACCATTTCTGTATTAAAGAAAACCAAAATTGGTAAGGTGGTATCTGATAACCACGTTTCATCGTTGATGATTTCATACGAACTTATAAAGGAGTTAAAGGAAAAGGTAAATGGAAAGTAAGTTAAAGGAACTTATTGAAGATTTAATTGCTGAGATTGAACAAGAAGATTTGGAAATCGAAGAAGCAACCACTACATCCAATGTAGATGGCTACAATACTCCTAATGCTTTCAAAGATTCGGATGGAACTGATGAAGATGATGAACCTGAAAATGATTTTATAGATAGAATCAATACATCCACTGGTTATAAAAGAGTAGACGAAAATCGTTGGCATGAATTAAGAAAAGATGAATCCTCTCCCAAAGCAAAAATTGGTAAGGGGATTTCGAATGTCAATAGACAACTTTCGGAAATCGAAACATTCCTTAGATGGTATGGTAAGATTAAAAACGAAAGTGGAATCGATAAAGACCAGTATTGGAAAAGAACACAAAAAAACTTATTCAAAATCAGAGAGAGGTTGAATAACATCGTAACATCAATTAGCAAATTATAATTGGGAATTAGAACTATGAGCATTACCAAAGAACAATTGAAGGAAACACTTCGTAACATAATGAAAGAAGAATCTGATTATCAGACATTCTTCAAAGCAGCTTTAGAAAAAGCAGGAAAATCAATTCCATCAATGTCTGATGATGAAAAGAAAGTATTCTTTAATAAGATTGATGCTGCTTGGGATGGTAAAGGTGAGAAGAACGAAGAGTTAACTGGAAACCAACACAAATTGGATATTGATGGTGATGGTGAAATTGAAGCATCTGATTTAGCAGCATTAAGAGCTAAAAAAGATGAATCAGTAACCGAAGGTAAAAAAAGATTTAATACTATGTATGGTGTTGGTAAATCGAAATATGTAGTAAACTATCACGATGGTTCAAAGAAACACAAGGATGGTAGTGATTTCTTTGATATTCAAACTTTCAAAAATCAAAAAGACTTTGATAAATTCCAAAAAGCGCTTTTACAAAAAGGATTCATTGAAGAATCAGTAAACGAAGCAGCTAGTAGAACCGCAATGGAAATTGGTGGTTTGACTGGAATGAACAAAGATGCAATCCAAAAGTTTGTTGATACTAATGAGTTGGATATTGAAAAGGTTTTTCAATTTGTTAAAAAAGGAAAACTGTCAGATAGAATGGATTTGGTATCTGCAATTGCTGGAAAGCCAGGTAATCCTATTCAAAAGAAAATGATTAAGATGTTCGGTGAATCAGTAAACGAAGGCGTTTCTCCAAAGGATATGGATAAAATCAAAACCGCAGTAGAAGCAGCATCTTCATTTATGGGAATTGGTTCTGAGTTAAAGAAATCTGGATTAAAGTATGTATTCGCTACATCTCCAATGCCAATTTATGTAGTTCAACCAACTCCTAATAATAGAGTTGTTATCGTAAATAAGAAATACGCATCTAAACCTGATTTCGTTTATGGTGATACCGCAGTTGGTGTAATGGAATCTCTTACTGAAGGTAGAGCATTTATCAACGCAGCTAAGAAAGCAAAAGCTGAAGGTAAAACCGAATTTGAATTCAATGGTAAAACCTACCCAGTAACCATCAAAGAAAATTTAACTGAAGCAAGATTAGGTAAAGTTGCTTTGTTAAAGCAAGTTGAAAANGGTAACACATCTCAANTAGAGGGTGTAAAGATTTCTNCNGATTTGGCATTCGAATTAAGAATGTTCTTAGAAAGACCAATTATGGCAAGAAGTAGAACTGGTATCGCTATTGATAATTCACAGATGAAGGATGCACTTAAAATGATGGTGAATGCTGGAATTGAAAAAAGATTATCTGGTGGTGTTAAAGCTGAATTCAAAAAATTAATTGAAAAATACAAATAAGGAATACCAATATGAAAAGTTTAATTATAGAAACCAATTTGTTTGAAGGAAGAGTTAACGAAGATGCTTCGGGTAGAACTTTGGTGAAAGGTGTCCTTCAAAGAGCAGGTGCAGAAAACCAAAATGGTAGAGTGTACCCAAAAGGAATTTTAGAAAGAGAAGTAAACAAATATCAACAACTCATCAAAGAAAGAAGAGCATTGGGTGAGTTAGACCATCCTGATTCTTCAGTAATCAACCTAAAGAATGTATCTCATAATATTAAAGAAGTACATTGGGAAGGTGAAGATGTAGTTGGTACTGTTGAAATTCTTCCAACTCCATCTGGTAATATCTTAAAAGAATTATTAAGAGCAGGAATCCTATTGGGTATCTCATCAAGAGGTATGGGTTCGGTAAAACCAATGGAAGGTAACAAAGTAGTAGTTGGTGAAGATTTTGAATTAATCGGTTGGGACTTTGTTTCTAACCCATCTACACATGGTGCATTTATGACTCCAATGAACGAATCAGTAGTTAAAGGTATTGGTACTGATGTTTGTGGAGATTTTTGTAAAGCACAAGATTTAATGAGAGAAATTATAACGGAGTTAGTATAATGAGCAAGAAAAATTTTGATATCTATGATTATGTGCACAACAACAAAATCACTTTTAAGGTTGATGCACCAAAAGGAACCAGTGTAACTAAAGGTTACAATGATATCCGTAAAACAAACATCAACGAAGTAAAAATTGTAGATGGTAAATTCAGTTTATCTGAATCATTGGATGCTAACCGCCCGTTGGCAACTGAAGTAAAGAAACATTTCTTAGAAATTATTTCTACTTACAAAGGATTCTCTGAACAAATGAAAAGACAATCTGATATCGTTGAGGTAGCAGAAACATTAGGTGGAGTTGTGGAAGCAGCTAAAACCTTAACTCTTTCAGAAGCTGGTGATTGGTTCGATAAAGTAACCATCAAAAGAAATATGAGTGAGTTGGATAAAATGGATAAAGCATTTGATAAAGTAGCTGCAGAAGCTAGAGCATTGGATGAAAGGTTGCACGCATTGTATGAGGATATGGGTAACATCTTAGGTAGATACTATGAGATTTCCGATATTGACCCACAAACAATGAAGGAAAGATTAGGAATTAAAGGAGAATAATATCATGCCAGCACAATCACAACAACAACAAAAATTATTCGGATTAGCATTAGCTGTTAAGAGAGGTGAAGTTTCTCCATCAGAAGTTTCTGATGAAGTAAAAGATATCGTTGATAGAATGAGTGAAAAGGATATTGAGGATTTTGCTGGAACATCTCATAAAGGTTTACCTAAAAAGGTAGAACAACAAATGAGGGAAATGGTTAGAGAGATTATGAGAGAAAGAGTAATCTCCGAACTAAATGAAGATGGTAAGATGCAAGGTGGTGAAGATGACCCTTGTTGGAAAGGATACGAAATGGTTGGAATGAAAATGAAGGATGGTAAAGAAGTTCCTAATTGTGTTCCAAAGAATGAATCAGTAAATGAAGGGTACTCTACCGAAGAGAAACGAATCGTTCTGATGGCAGTTAAAAAGATTGCTAAATATATGAATGTTGATATGAAAACTGCAATGGGTTATGTACTCGGAGCAGGACAGGAACTCGAAAGAGATATCGAAAGAGGAAAAATAAAATAAAAAGGAAAGGTGGTTTATCCACCTTTTTTTATGTCTCAAAAATAAAAACTAAAGAAAATCTAATATTTTTTTAGGTTTTGTAAATTTCTATATATTTATTCGTATAATAACCCACTATCTTATGTGGGTTGNTTGGTTTATGAATACTAACTTTTAATGTTTAGTGACCGAACGACCAATTTACAAACTATTCTACATTGAGGTTCCTCGAATAACTTCAGCANAAAAACTTAATAAAAGGTAAAAGTAAAATGGCAAATTCAAAATTGTTAAAAGAAGCAATTGCTGATGCCAAAGCTGTAAGAGAAACTGCTATCGCTAACGCTAAAATCGCATTAGAAGAAGCTTTTACTCCACGCTTACAATCTATCCTTTCTAAGAAGCTTCAAGCTGAAATGGAAGGTGAAGAGGAAGAGCCAATGGAAGAAGAGTTAGACTCAAGTGATTTGGGAGTAGGTGATAATGTTGACCCATCAGCTGAAGCAAGTGATGCTCACATCGACTTAGGTGCAGAATCTGAAGAAGAGACTGCAGAAGTTGGTGAAGAAGATGAAGCTCTTGATGTTGTTTCTGAAGAAGAACATTCTGATGAAGAAGCAATGGAAGAGGAAGTTGACGGAGTTGGCTATGATGACCCAACTAACGCAGATGACGCTGAGATTTCTGAAGAAGAGGACATGGAAATGGACTTGGAAGAAGAAATGGAAGAAGAAGATGAGTTAGATTTGGAATCTATCATTAGAGAACTCGAAATGGGTATGGAAGATGACGAAGAAATTTCTGAAGAGGAAATGGATTCTGAAGAAGAAGTATCTGAAGAAGAAATGCAAGATGAAGTTCCTGCAATGGAAGAAGAAGAAATGGATTCAGAAGAAGAAGTTGAAATGTCAGATGACATGGAAGCTGAAATGGAAGATGATATGGAAGATGATGAAATTGATTTGGAAGAGATTCTTAGAGAGATGGGTTACGGCGCTGAAGAAGAAGAAGTAAACGAAGAAGAGGAAGTTGCTGACAACTCTGCTGAATTAGAAGCAGAATTGGAAGAAGCTTACGCTGCTATCAAAACACTTCAATCTACTATCAACGAAGTAAACCTATTGAACGCAAAATTATTATACGCTAATAGATTGTTCAGAGCTTATAACTTAAACAACGAACAAAAAACTAAAGTTGTAGAGAACTTAGACAGAACTACATCTGTTAGAGAAGTAAAATTAGTTTACGCAACGCTTGCTGAATCAATGAACTTTACAGGTACTGAAAGAAAAACTAAGAAAGTTGTAGCTGAAGCTGCATCTAAACCAGTTGCTTCTACCGCACCTGCAAAAGAAATTATTTCTGAAAGCACAAATGAATTGGCTAATAGATTCAAACAATTAGCTGGAATCAACAAATAACAACTAACATTAAAAAAGGAAAAATAAAATGGCAAATTTTGATTTATCTAAGTTAATGGAAGGCCGTAACCCACAAGCAGTAATGTTGAACGAAACTCGTCAACTTAAAGGCAAATGGGAAGCAACTGGTCTTCTTGAAGGCTTAAACGCAAAAGAGCAAGGCGCGATGGCGGTATTGCTTGAAAACCAAGCAAAACAATTGCTTGATGAGGCAACCCAAACTGGTGTTGCTGCAAGTTCAGAAGAATGGAGTGGCGTAGCTCTTCCATTGGTAAGAAGAATCTTTGGTGAGATTGCTTCTAAAGAATTCGTTAGTGTACAACCTATGAACTTACCTTCAGGTCTTGTATTCTATCTTGATTTCAAATATGGTACTGCACAAGGTGGTAACCCTGCATTCTCTGGAAAATCACTTTTCGGTGGTACTGGAGCTGACTTAGGTTCTACTGATTCAGCAGTAAATGGTTTATATGGTGAAGGTCGTTTCGGATACTCTGCAAACGATGTAACTTCATCTGTAGCTGTTGGTTCAATCACCTTCACTTCAGCTTCTTGGGCTGATGTAGGTTTCGATGCTTCTCTTTCTGCTTCAGTAGCAGCAGGTGAGGTTGCTAAAGCAACTTTCGCAGCTCCTGCAACTGCAGATTTAGATGGTGTTCGTTCTTTCAATGTAGCTAACGCTGCAGTTGTAACTAACTTGAACCAATTCCACTCAGTATCTGGTACTGACTTAGTGTTGATGGTATCTGCATCTGCAGGTTTACAAACTTCTAAGGCTGGATTTGGTGTTGTTACCTATTCAGTAGTTCCTGCTGATTACGCAAGAGGTGATTTCGAAGATGGTAAAAACGCTGGTCAAATCGCTGGTAATGCTGGTTCAGTTGGTATTGATATCGACATCCCAGAAGTTGATTTGGAATTGAAATCAGAAGCTATCGTTGCTAAGACTAGAAAGTTGAAAGCAGTATGGACTCCTGAATTAGCGCAAGACCTTAACGCTTACCACTCAATCGATGCAGAGGCTGAATTGACCTCTATGTTATCTGATTACATCTCATTGGAAATCGACTTAGAAATCCTTGATATGTTGAAGTCTAACGCATTGACTACTGAGTACTGGTCAGCAACTATCGGTGAAGAGTACAACGCTTCAACTGGTGCATGGTCTGCAGCTGCAACTGGTATGGCATACCAAAAGAACACTTGGTTCCAAACCCTTGGTACTAAGTTGAACAAAGTATCTAACAAAATTCACCAATTGACATTAAGAGGTGGCGCTAATTTCGTAGTTGCTTCTCCTGATGTATGTACTATCTTGGAATCAATCCCTGGATTTACTGTATCTGCGGATAAAGATGCTTCATCTTTCGCAGCTGGTGTAACTACTGTTGGTGCTATCGCAAACAGATACACTGTTTATAAGAACCCTTACATGACTTCTAACGAAATCTTATTAGGTTTCAGAGGTTCTAACTTCTTAGAGACTGGTGCTGTTTACGCTCCATATGTTCCACTTATCATGACTCCATTGGTGTATGACCCAACTAACTTTACTCCTCGTAGAGGTGTAATGACTAGATACGCTAAGAAGATGGTAAGACCAGAATACTACGGACGTATCTTCGTTAAAGATTTAGCTTCTATCTAATAGTAAGTTAAACTTAATACTAAGAGGGGGGAGAAATCTCCCCTCTTTTTTTATGTCCACTTTTTTGTAATAAACTTATATTTATAAGGGATGATGTTAAATTGGCAGAGATATTACGAACTACATAAACATTTGGGAAACATCAATGAGATTGTTGCCCAATACAATATGTATGTTTACCAAAATGAGGAACAATATGATGCCGAGTTAATAAGAAAAGCAGGAAATTCCGGATTATTCATACTTCAAGAAAAAAATGGATATGTGATTTTGCAAGAAGGAAAGCATGAATACGGACTATTACAAGAATACTAATGAGTAACAAAAGAATATCAGAATTACAATTAGAAGTAAACCCACAAATAAGTGATTTAATTGCACTTGCTTCAGATGGTACTTCCAAAAGAACTACATTGGGTTCAGTTCTCAACTCATCAATACCATCCACATTTGGAACTACCACAATCAATGGTGATTTGGATGTAAACGGAAACCTTAGAGTTTCTACATTAATATCCGCATCTATTCTTTACGAAAGTGGTTCAACCATATTTGGTGACTCATTGGATGATACTCATAACTTCAATGGTGATGTAACCATTAGTGGTTCTCTTTTCATAAGTGGAACAACCGAATTGGGTGGTGATATATACCCACAAACTCCACAAGGAGCAACATTAGGAACTCTAGAAAAACCATTCAGAGAAATCTACTTACAATCGGGTTCTATTAACATTGAATCAGATGTACCTGGTGAACCATCCGCAGTTATTTCTAATAACAACAATAACTTAGAAATATCAATTGGGGGTATGAAATTAATACAACCCGATGCATCATTCGTAGCACCAACGGGTTCATTCTCTTATTTAAGTTCAAGTTTTAATCATATTGGTACGGCAAATAGATTGGGTGATACTATAACAACGGGTTCATTAAGAGTTAGTGGTTCGACAATTATGTTTGGTGATAATACAATGACAGGTAATACTTCATTAACAGGTAGTGTACACATTAGTGGTTCAACTAACTTAGTTGGAAATACTACTTTAGAAGGAACTACTACATTAAGTGGTAGTGTTTCCGTTACGGGTTCTATGAGTGTTACTGGTTCGGTTGATGTTAGGGGTGATTTTTACCACAAAGGAAATAAACAATACAACTACGGACAATTCTATTCACTACAAACACAATCTGGTTCAGCAAATATTGCATACCCAATGAAGTTTGAAGTATCGGATGGTTCGGATGGTGTATCTATTGTAAATAACGGAAGTGGATTTCCAACAAGAATTACACCTACACATTCTGGTGTATATAATATTCAATTCTCAAATCAATTGGGTAACACCGCAAATTCGGACATCACATTTGATATATGGTTCAGAATAAGTGAAGCAAATGTTCCAAACTCAAATACAAAGTTCAGTTTGATTAAATCGTTAGGTAGTGGATTATATGCAGTAGCTGCACTAAACTTCTTAACTCAAATAAATGCTGGGCAATATGTAGAAATTATGTGGAGTTCTGCTGCATCAACTGCACGATTTGAATATTTGGGAACACAAACAACTCCAACCAGACCAGCAACCCCATCAATCATATTGACGGTAACACAAATAGCATAATTTTAGATAATCCGATTCTAAACACTATTCTTTTTTTTCTTAATATTTATAGATAAGTTAAATTAAGAGAGGAATAGTAAATGGCAGTAGAATACATATATCCTGGTTCATCATCATTCTCAGAAGGACAAACTCCATTTGGAACATATGATTCGGATTCAACATTCGTATCCGATGCTCCTAAAGTTGCTCTTTGGTGTGCTAGAAGATTGGGATATCCAATCCAAAATGTAGAATTGGTAGATGAAAGTTTGTATGCTTGTTTCGAAGAAGCAACTTCTGAATACGCAGCACAAGTAAACCAATTCAATATCCGAAACAACTTAGATGTTGTTAAGGGAAATCCACTTGGTACAAATTATAGTGGAAAGAATGTTGAGGGTTCATTCCTCCCATCTCTTATTGCTATTGTAGAAGGATATGGAACTTTAGCCGGAGTTGGTGGAAATACTGATATCAAAAAGGGTTCAATTGATTTGGTAGCCGGAACGCAAACCTATGATTTGCAATTATTATTTGCTAGTGGTAGTGAAGCCGGTAAAAAAATCCATGTAACTAAAGTATTCCATGAAGCAACTCCTGCAATCAACAGATTCTTTGACCCTTATTCAGTAAGTGGACAGGGAACTCTTAATTTGATTGATGAATTTGGGTTTGGTTCATTCTCACCAGCCGCACAATTTATCTTAATGCCAATTTACGAAGATTTATTAAGAATCCAAGCAATTGAGTTCAACGATGAATTCCGTAAATCAGCACACTCTTTTAATATTGTAAATAACAAATTACAAATATTCCCAATACCAACAACAACTGGTAAATTATGGTTTGAATATTTTGTATCTGATGAATTTGTTGAAAACGAAACCATCGTAACTGATAATGTAGTTTCGGATTACGCAAATATTGGATATGATTTTATTCCATACGCAAATATTAATGATGTTGGTAAACAATGGATTAGAAAATATACACTTGCTCTTGCTAAGGAATTGTTAGGAGCAATTAGAGAAAAATATAGTTCAGTTCCTATTCCTGGTTCCGAAATATCATTAGATGGAGCAGCTCTAAGGTCAGAAGCTCAAACTGAAAAAGATGCTCTGATTGAACACCTCAGAGAAAACTTAGAGGAGTTGAGTAGAAAGAATCAGTTTGAGGTGAGAGCACATGAAGCAGACCACCAACAAGAAATGTTGAGAAAAGTTCCACTATTGATTTATACAGGTTAAGGTAAATGGCAAGATTCGCATTAGATAGAGATATCAGATTCTTTGAAGGAATCTCAAGGGAGTTGGTAGATGCAGTAATTGAAACTACTGTTGTTCTATTCAAACTTGCAATTGAGGATGTCAAAACAAATTTATACGGAGAATCCCTAAACAAATCTTATTATCAAGGAACTGAATGTTCTGCGGTTATTGATAGAGCAGATACAAGCGTTTCTTATGAAGGATTCGGACCTGATTCAGGTCAGACTGTGGAATTCCGTTTTAATCGATTCACATTAGAGGATAAAGGTTTCTACCCAGAGATTGGTGATATCATTTATCACAACGATGCATATTTCGAAATTGATAATGTAAGAGAGGACCAATTAATTGGTGGAAGAAGTGGAGAGAAATTCTCAATCATTTGTTCAACATTTATGACGAGAAGAAGTTCTATTCAAACTGAAATGAGAGTTATTTAATGAATAAGAAGGAAACAAATAGAGCATTACAACGAAGTATTGATAAGGAGTTCACTAAAGGTGTAAAACTTATCGATATTGATACCACCATAGCAGAGTATATGGTGGATACTATTATTCCAGATGTGGAAGAAAATGGTAATGCGGTTAAGGTTCCTCTTCTTTATGGAAATGCGGAAAGATGGAATAACGCAAGAAAGCAGGGGTATTTGAGAGACCAAAGGGGTAAGATTCAAATTCCTATGGTAATGTTTAAGAGAAACTCTATTGATAGGCAAGATGGAATGGCTCAATTCAAAGATGTTAACACATTACCTGCTTACAAAAAATATTCTCAACAAAATAGATACGAAAGGTTTTCTTTGCAAACTGGGGCTAGTAAAGCATTCGAACAATATGAGGTATCGGTGCCGGATTATGTAACGGTAACTTATGAGGTAATGATTTGGACATCATTTACCGAACATATGAACAAAATTGTGGAGGCATTCCAATATGCAACTGATAGATATTGGGGAACCGAAAAAGGATACAAATTTAGAACTCGTATTGATTCATTTGATAATCAACAAGAAGTTGGAGAAGGTTCGGAGAGAATTATCAGAACATCATTCACAATGGTAACTAACGCATATTTGTTACCTGAAACTTACGATGATAAACCAACGGTTAAAAAATCATTTACTCCGAAAAAAGTAGTATGGGGTGTTGAGACTGATTTAAGTGGACAGATGTTCACAAATCCTAACATCTATAACGAATACCAATCGGTAATTGATTTTGTGGCAATTAGAAGTTCTCAAAGAGCTGTATTTGTTGATGAAACTACAATGAAACTTACAAATGTTAGAAAACCAGCATTACCTAATGAACTAATAGGTTCTTTCGATGTGAGAAATTGGTTTAGAGTTTATATAAATTCTGAATTCAAACCATCATCAACCTACGATTATATTTTTAATGGAGCAACAAATGAAATCACATTCATATTCAATGGAACCTTGGGATTTGCATTGGATGCAAATGATGAAGTTGATATTGTTGGAAAATTTGAACAATTATGAATATAAAGACTCTTAAAAATATAATGAAGGAAGTGAATCAACCAAATGAGTTCATTATGGAACCAGTTGATTTAACGCATCCTTTGTATTGGATTTGGAGAACTACAACCCCATGTAGATTAAAGACATTGGATAGTAGATTATCTTCCAAAAGACATACTGATGCTAGATTTGATGTTTTTGTATGGGGTGGTTACATTGCACCAAGAGATTATAAATTCGAACAAATTGGACAGTATTTTCACATAAAATTTATTAGAGAAAATTTCCCATCAACTATTGAAAACTCAAATGACCCAAACTTTGGTCAACCTTGGAGTTTTGAAGCTGGTGATAATGTGAAAATTGAAGGTGATTTAGAAATACTAAACTAATGGCAAGAATAAAACCAAATATTGATTTAGGTACTATTACTAAAAGACGAGATAGAGAATCTTTTAGAAATTTTGTATTGGAGGTAATTGATGATACTTTTATTTATGAGTTCACCCCAACCTCAATATCATTAGATGGTGAGTTGTTTACCATTCTATTGGGACCTGTTGATAATAGCACACCAGCCGATTCCGATTATGCGGACTTTGGTGATATAAAGGGGTATAGATTTATTTACGAAGATTTGCAAGTTTCTGCGATAGAAGATTTTGTTGATGTATATTTATATGGAGTTAAGCAAACATCTGATAGATACGAAGTTCAAGTATTTAAGGAATCAATTAGAATTAATTCTAATTTTAGTGATGGTGATGAAATACGATTTGTATTTAATCAATCCATAACTAGAGTTCCTGGTGATGTTGTTAGAACTGATTTTGAGATAAAAGGTAAAATTGCAGAAATATTATAATGGCTAGATTAATTCCACAAAAGCAGATTGAAGAAATTAATATTTTTAAGGATAGCATATCCGTTGCTAATTCTGTCTTTATTTCTGGTTCTCTTTATGTATCTCAAAGTGTTAACATTGGTAATAGCTTATTGGATAAGCAAGAGATTACCGGTTCAGTTGAAATCACTGGTTCATTAAGTGTTGATGGCAATCTTACCTTCAAAAACGCTAATAACCGATTAGATGCAACCGCATCCTTTTCTGATGTATCATTAGATACTCAGTTATTTGCCGGTATTAGACCTGAGGATTTTGTAGCATCTGAAGCAACCATTTATGTATCCTCTACAAGAGGTAGTGATGATAATGATGGTCGTTCACCTGCATTCCCATTAAGAACAATTAAGAAAGCAGCTCAGTTAGCAACACCTGGAGATGATGGTAGATATGGATTACCAACTGGTTCCTTATTTACTGGATATAGAATTGATGTTGATACTGGTACTTACATCGAAGATAATCCAATCGAACTTCCAAGAAACACAACTGTTTGGGGAAGTGGATTGCGTGTAACTAAGATTGTTGCTAAAAACGAAAACGAGGATTTATTTTGGGTAAACTCTGGTTGTTATCTTGCGGAGATGACATTTGCTGGATTGAGAGTATATCCATCGGTTGATAATTCTCAGAAAGGATTCGCTATCGCATTTGCGCCAAACGCATTTATTACAACATCTCCCTACATTCAGAACTGTTCGATGATTTCGAATCAGGAAAACTCATTCTTAGAAGCATACGAAGAGATTCCTGCTGGTGGTGGTGGTTTGAATGTGGATGGTAATAAGATTCACCCTGATTCTCCATTGGCATCAATGGTATTAGATGCATATACTCAGATTGCACCAAATGGTGTAGGTTGTCAAGTTGTTGGTAGAGGATTCATTCAGTTGGTATCTTTCTTCACCAACTTCTCCGCATACTCAGTAAAAGTATTGGATGGTGGACAGGCTGTATTACTTAACTCCAACACCTCATTTGGTGATTATGGTATGTATGCTAGTGGTTCTCGTTTCATTACTGGTAGTGGTGGTAACACCGATGCATTCTTAAATGTACAGGATAACTATTCAATTATTGTTAATACAATTGAAAAAGGATTATCAGCAATTCCAGCATTAGTTCCAAACGCAGCTAATGGTATTAGAGTAACTGACCCAAATATAATTGAACAATATTTCGTATCCGAAGATTCATCTGCAGATGTGGCTGAAGCGGTTAAATCCGATTTCAGATTAGTAAGTTCAATTGTTGAAAATGGAAATTCTAATGTTCCAACTCTTATTGCTAAGAGTAGTACATCTGGATACTCACCTACATCAGTTTACAATATCTCAGGCCAAAC